ATGACTTTCTTCAAGGCCCAAAAGCCACAGGCCACGTCGATCTCGTTCACGGTTCTCGGCCATCCAGAGCCCCAAGGCTCCACGCGCGCCTTCCTGATGGCAGGACGCCCCCGTGTCACCAGCGACAACGCCAAAATGAAGCCTTGGCGTCAGCAGGTCGGCTGGACAGCACTTCGTGTGCGGCCTGGTGCGCAGATTTTCGCAGCACAGCACGTTCCCGTCAAAGCGCGTTTCGAGTTTTATTTGGCTCCTCCCATCAAGATGCCCAAAGGCCGTTCTTGGCCAGCCGTCAAACCTGATCTGGACAAACTCTGCCGGGCCACGTTTGATGCCTTGACGGGCATTCTTTGGATCGACGATGGCCAAGTCGTCGATCTTGCTGCTGTCAAGCAATATGGCTTGCCGGAACGTACTGAAATCACCGTAGAAATCGCGGCATAAAGGATTTCCATGACAAATAAAAAACCGTTTCCTCTTCTGATTTTGAGTGATGCGCCTTCGGCCACCAGCGGCCTCGGCCGCATTACCAAAGACTTGGCGATGCATATTCACGAACACATGGGCGACGTGTGCCGCGTGGCAACCTTGGGCTACGGAGGCCCCGGTTCCAACAAACTTGGCTTCTCTCAATATGTGATTGAAGGCATGAGCGATTGGGTCATTCCCACTCTGCCGCAAGTCTGGGAAGACTTTGCCGGACAGGAAATTGGCGCCATTCTTACCATCTGGGATGCCAGTCGGCTCACTTGGTTTTCCCAACCAGGTCGTTGCGAACTCTTAGCCTCAAATCCTGTTTTGCGCACATGGCTCCAACAGACACCCTTTCAGCGCTGGGGATATTTCCCACTCGATGCCGAGGGACACGGCGGCAAGCTGAGTTTCCCCCTCCAGCAAACGCTGCTCGGCTTTGATCGCATTCTTGCCTATGGTCATTGGGCCAAAGATCTCATCGAGCAGTCCATCGGTTCAACAGAAGCAGCCAAGCGCGATCTTGATTCCCTGCCCCACGGCATCGATACAGAGGTTTTCTACGAAGAAAATCGTCTCCTCTGCCGCCAGCTTTTCTATAAACTCACTGGCGCGCAAACCATGAAACAGACGCATCCTCCCATCACCGAAGACACTTTGCTAATCGGCATCGTAGCCACCAATCAAAACCGGAAAGATTGGGCATTAGGGATTGAAACCGTAGCCTTGGAGGCAAAGAACCGCAAGGTCCTGCTCTGGATTCACACCGATCAACTAGAGCGTTCTTGTTCGATTCCGGCGTTGTTGATCGATCATGGCCTGTTGGATAAGGCTGTCGTCTCTCTCGGCTATCTCTCCGACGAAAGAATGGCGCAGGCATATTCAGCCTGCAATGTAACGCTCGGCATCGGTTCCGGCGAAGGTTTTGGTTATCCACTCGCGGAGTCTCTGGCTTGCGGAACGCCCGTCCTCCACGGCAATTACGGTGGCGGTGCCGAAATCATTCCGGAAGAGATGCGGATTGAGCCCATTGCCTATCGGTCAGAGGGCTTGTACAGCTCAAGACGCCCAGTCTTCGATCCACAAGACTGGGCTGATCGGGTGGAACAATACTCCGATCAAAGAACCGCACTCGATGCGCAATACGCGTGGTCGAATCTCTGGCCACGGTGGCATGCCTGGATCGAGCGAGGAATGGAGCACAAACATGAGTCTTGAACGTGCACTTGCAATCTCCGGTTGGATGACAGAAGCCGAACTGTTCTATCTGGCCACGACCGCATCCCGCAGTCAGCAAATTGCTGAAATTGGTTCCTGGCAAGGCCGCAGCACGCGTGCTCTGGCTGATCATACGTGCGGCATTGTCTGTGCCGTCGATACCTGGAAGGGATCGGCGGAAGAATGGCATATTGCGGAGCTGAAAGACAAACCTCTCAACTGGCTCTTCAACACTTTTTGCGCCAACATGTCCGATCTGTCCAACGTTCTGCCTTATCAGATGACTTCGCTTGAAGCGGCAGAGCATTTCCTCACTGCGGGCACCCGCTTTGACTTCATCTTTCTCGATGCCAGCCACGATTACGAGAATGTAGCGGCAGATATTCGTGCCTGGCAACCATTGCTTTGTCCGGACGGCATCTTTGCTGGCCACGATTACAATCCGCCCACCTTTCCCGGCGTCGTTCAAGCCGTTCATGAGCTGGTTCCCCGCTTTCGCGTTCTCGAAGGCACCGCACTCTGGACTACGGAGGCAGCATGATCGAAATCCTCGATTTTACTCTCGACAATTCCTATCTCGATGGCGCTTTGCCCGTTCCTCCCTTCCCTCAGGAGCCAATCTATCCGGATTGGCCCTCGGCTTGGAAAGGGCTTGAAAGCGTTCTGCCCGCCCTGCTCACCCGATTTCATGTCGGGTGTGATCGTGCGCTTGAATTTGGCGTGGAATATGGCTACTCCACCGCTGCCCTGGCACAGCTCTTCCAGTCCGTTCTTGGCATTGACACTTTTGTTGGCGATCAACACTCCGATCTTCAGCTCGGTGGCGGTCAAACTCTGGCCCGGTCAGATTTTTATGCCTACACCCAAAAAAATCTGGAGCGCTGGCCCAACATCAAACTCGTACAAACCGACTATCAAACCTGGACGGAAACCGATGATAGCCGCTATGACCTGATCCACGTCGACATCGTCCACACCTTTGAAGACACCTTCGCCTGTGGCCGCTGGGCTGTCGATCACGCGCCTGTAGTCATCTTTCACGACACTGAAAGTTTTTCTGAAGTCAAGCATGCCGTCGCAGCCATTGCGGAAGAAGCTGGTCGCCAATTCTACAACTATCCCTATTGCTACGGGCTAGGAATCCTGGTGAACGAATGACGTTGAATGTCTGTGCCATCTTCCGCAACGAGGCGCTTTATCTGCGCGAGTGGATCGAGTTCCACCGCCTTGTCGGTGTTGACAAGTTTTTTCTTTACCACAATCGTTCCGCCGACAATTGGCAAACCATTCTGCAACCCTACATCGCAAGCGGAGTCGTCGAAATTACCGAATGGCCTCATCTGCCGCCCTGCCAGGTCAATGCCTATCAGGACTGCATCAACAAACGCCATGGTCAAGACGAATGGATGGCCTTTATCGATTGCGATGAATTCCTCTGGTCCCCACGCTTCTCTACCCTGCCCGAGGCTCTGGCCACCTTCCCTTCTTCGTGGGGTGCGGTTGGCGTTAATTGGATGTGTTTTGGCTCCGGAGGTCAGGCAGAGTGGGAAGACCGCTTGGTCCTTGAGCGTTTCATCTGGCGTCCTGCGGAACAAGGATTCTTCAACCGCCACATCAAGAGCATCGTGCGCATGGATCAGGTAGTCAACAACAGCGGCGATCCACACTTCTTTTATGCCGAACGCGGCACCTTCAATGAGGTGGGAGAACCAATCACCTACGCTGAATCGCGGCAGCAATCGCAAATCCTTCGCATCAATCACTACTGCACCAAGTCGCGGCAAGAGTGGCTTACGCGCAATCTCTCCGGCAAGCCCGACCGCAATGGGGAAAATTTCGTTGGCGACGAAAATATCTACAACGTCTTCCAGCCGCAGGATGTTGAAGATCATGAAATCCAGCGCTATCTTCCCGTGCTGAAAGAGAGATGCGCATGAATCTGAATCACTATGTTGCAACGGGGCTGGCCACCGCTGGACGACACAGTTATTCCGATGAGTTTCTAACGCTACTCAGTTGGGGTGAGGGCTCTCGTCTCCATGTCGGCAGCTTCACATCGATCGGGGCCGAAGTCGAAATCTTTCTCGGTGGCAATCATCATTATGACTGGGCTACCACCTATCCGTTCCCGGCCTTTTCAGCATCTTTTCCGGCAGCAGCCGACATCGGTGGCCATCCCTATTCCAATGGAGATGTGGTAATCGGCAGCGATGTATGGATCGGTCGCGGCGTAACCATTCTTTCCGGTATCTCCATCGGCAATGGTGCTGTCATCGCCGCACGTTCGGTCGTAGCCAAAGACGTACCTGCTTATATGGTCGTCGGGGGCAACCCGGCACGACGCATCAAAGACCGGTTCTCGCAAGAAGTTGTAGAAGAGCTGCAACGTCTGCAATGGTGGCAATTTGACGACGCCACTCTGAATTCCCTGATGCCTTATCTATTGAGCCCAAATGTAGAGGCGCTGCTATCAGCAGCTAGGAGAATCACGCAATGAAACTGTCTTTTATTATTGGCGCTTTTAATCGTCCCGGTCGACTGCGTACCTGTCTGGCGTCGCTAGCCGATCAAACCTTCACCGATTGGGAAGCAGTTGTGGTCGACAACTCTGATCAGCCCGAAGCGATTGAACTGCAGCGGGAGTATGCCAAAGTCGATCCACGCATTCGTTACGAACACATCGGCGAACGCGCCTTCGATCCACGCATCGGTATCCGTTCTCTTTACACGGCCACTGAAATCGGCGTCGAAATGACCACCGGAGAATGGCTCTGTTATCCCAACGATGATTCCTACTACTGTCCCTGGTTTGCCGAACGAATGCTGGCGCACGCCGAGGCCAACAATCTGGAATTCGTTTATTGCGATATTGTGATTGGTCGGCCAGACATTGCGCACTATCCCCTAAGCTGCCAGCCGTGGGCCTGTGCTGTCGACAAAACCTGCTACATGTTTAAGCGGGAGTGGTTCCAACCCTTCCCCGAGCAATTTACCGGGCAATACGGCGTAGCAGACGGTCTGCTGGTCAATGCCCTGGCCGCACGCGGCATCCGCCACGGCAAACTACCTCAACTGCTTGTTGTCCACAACTAAAGGAGGTGTGATGAATCCGGTCTTGATTCTCACCCACAATTGCCTGGATCTGACCAAAAAATGCGTTGCAAGCGTGCGGGCGCAAGACATTGAAACTGCCGTCGAAATCATTGATAATGGCTCCACAGATGGAACGGAAAACTGGCTAGCGGAAAACAGTCCAACCGCCACCGACGATTGGAAGATGACGGCGATTCTGAACCATGCAAACCTCGGCGTAAGTTCTCAGTGGAATCGTGGCTTGGACTTCTTTTTCAATGGCGTACGTGCCGAGCATGTGCTGATCGTGAATAACGACACGATTTTACCTAGTTGGTTCTACCGTGAATTGCTGAGTTACGAGGTGCCATTCATCAGCGGCACCACTGTCGACCAGATGGAACAGATCGCCACCCCACGCCATCCGCAGGCGGCAGCGGATGCACCTGACTTTTCCGCATTCTTGATTCGCCGTGAAGCTTGGCAGAAGGTCGGTTCCTTCGATGAGCGCATGAAGAATTATTATTCTGATAATGACTGGCATGTGCGTGCGCATCGAGCAGGCATCACGCTCTGGAATAGCGGCATTCCGTTTTATCATGAGCGCAGTTCTACGCTCAAGCAGGCATCGGAAAAAGAGCGCCGCATGCTTGAGTTGCAATCGTTGGCAGATGAAGAAGTATTTGTTTCCATTTACGGCTGTTCTACCTGGCAACCAGCCTATGCGGAGTTGTTCCAGTAGCCAAACAGCGCGAACCAGCAGTGAGCAGAATCTGCCAAGAGGTTCGCGCTGTTTGCAAATAGATGATTCAGAAGAAGATTTGCGATGGTGCGTGACCGCTGTCACAATAAAATTCGAATCCGTAAGGCCGGTACGCGAAAAACTGTACCTATCTTCTTTGAATGCAGCACGCTAGAATGGATAGGGGTCACAATGGAGTTGAAGTGCATCGAGCAGATGCAACTGATGTCCTGGTACAACACGTCTTTGCGGGACGGGGTCACAATGGAGTTGAAGTGCATCGAGCAGATGCAACGCTACCCGAGCTGAACGGTACCCGCAGCCAACGGAGTCACAATGGAGTTGAAGTGCATCGAGCAGATGCAACGCGCGTCAGCCTCCGCAGTTTCTCAGCGGTTTCCGTCACAATGGAGTTGAAGTGCATCGAGCAGATGCAACCGCCACGAAGACAGTGCCGTATTGATCCACCGCAGTCGCAATGGAGTTGAAGTGCATCGAGCAGATGCAACGGGTGGCAGATACTGTGGGGCTGGCCCCATACTGTTGCAACGGAGTTGAAGTGCATCGAGCAGATGCAACATTGCTATAGCTTGCAGCTCAAGCAAAGGATCACCAGTCGCAACGGAGTCGAAGTGCATCGTGCAGATGCAACCGAGTTTCTGCTGGTTGTTGGCCATGGATGCATGAATCGTTACATCGGACAGAGCCATTTAGATAATAAATTGCGAACTGTCGGTGTACCAACACGGGCAAAGTAAGAAGATGCGGGGAGGCCAGTCGTGGACGAACCGAAGATACCAGAAGACCTGAAAGACATCTACAAAGAAGCACAGATGAATACCGAGTGCGAAGGAACTTTCAACGATGGGTTTGTAGCTGAACTGATCGAGCGCATCGCGAAGTTGCAGGCCGAGAGAGATGCACTGTTGGTGGCGCTGAAAGAAGCAAAGGGATGGACAACGAATCCTGTTGTGCTTATCAATACGCTTGCGCATCAAGAGTGTCTGGATATGCACGCTAAGGTTGATGCAGCAATTTTACAGACCAAGAGCCACTAACCAACGATGGAGTGTCGCGGCAAGTGCGCTGCATAAGCGCAACGACTTCAATTGCAGCCAAAAGTGCATCGAGCAGATGCAACTTAGTTCGTCATTATGTATGCTGAATGTATTTATGTCTTAATTCAGTTTGAGTGCATCGAGCAGATGCAACCTGCTTCAGGGTTTCAAACCCGTCAGCCACCACGGATCTCAACGCAGGTAAAGTGCATCGTGAAGATGCAACTGGTCAATGTTCAAACTCACGTTCTGAATCGTCAGTAGCAATACGGTCTAAGTGCATCGAACAGATGCAACTGGTTATAGCTATCCACCTTTCCTTTCCATAAGCAGTTGGCCCCACCGCAGGGCATTGCATGCAGCCACTGCCGATTCATCCTGCACAACGCTTCGCCCAGTCAAGGCGAAGCCTATTAGCCCCACCGCAGGGCATTGCATGCAGCAGACCTTCCGAGCCATTGCCACAACCAATAGCCCAGTCAAGGCGAAGCCCATTGGCCCCACCGCAGGGCATTGCATGCAGCCACTACTAGCTCATCCTGCCACAACGCTCTGCTCAGTCAAGCGAAGCAGTTAGCCCCACCGCAGGTGGTGCATGCAGCAGACTTTCCCAGCGGTTGCCACAACCGATAGCCCAGTCAAGGCGAAGCCCATTGGCCCCACCGCAGGTGGAGGTTGCATTTTTGCTGGCATTCGGTCAGGATGCTGGCATGGAAGAAATTTCGGAAGTTTTCAAAAAGGATATTCCGGCTGGCACGCCTGCATCCAAGGGCGGAAAAGCTCGGATGCAGAGTCTTTCTCCCCAGCAAAAAAAGATGTTGGGAATGAAGGCTGCCAAAGCGCGTTGGGGTAAAACAAAAAAGAGCGGAAAAGAAGCTGGCATTCCTCTCCAAGCAATTGCAGGAACCCGCAAAACGCGTACAAAAGAAACCCGTGTCTTTAGCATTGCATTGACGGCTGCGGAAAAGCGTCTAGCCAAGGCAATCGAGGAGCGGGCTCGTGCGGCCTCTACCTGGGCCGTGTTGAATGCCGAAATCCCCAGCCTGCAGCGCACCATTGCCGCCTTGCGCAACCAGCAGAATCCCGACGCTCCCCAGGTAGCTTACCCAATGCAGCTCCCCGATGGTTCTCCAGTAACATACGCGTTGAATTCTGGCCCCAGCGCCTACGATCTCAACACCGTTCTGTCGGATGCGCCCGCACCCGCATTGTCTCCCCGCCCGCTTGCTGCTTCGCGTGCTGGGGGTGGAGCGATGAACATCAATTTGGGCGACGACGACGAGGAAGATAAATTCCTCAATGATAGCAACGTAGCCGGCGGTCAATGGCACTAAGAATGGCACTAAGAGCAGAGCTAGCGATGAAAAACCAAAACAATATCGGTCAGTGGGTCCGCAGAATCTTCAAAAAGGATTCTATCGATTTTGAAGAGGAAGTCGACCAGAATCTTGTTACGGATGAAAACTGCCGCAGCCATACGTATACTGTGACGCTCTATGATGAAGACATGCACGTAATCCGCACCTTCACCAAATGCATGGGTGCAGAAACCATCAACAACGGTGTGCAATTTGAAGATGAGTTCGGTTTGCTCAAATATTTTGAAGCGCCATGGATCAGCATTGAAGAACAACCCTAAAGCTTCTCCACTACTTCAAACACCCCGCGTTGTGGTGCTCTGCCGCCATGGCAAGGCACGCGGAAGATGCACGGTCGTGGCCAGTCACACCCAGTCAACTGCGGGTCAGGCAAAGAGTCCAGATTCTGGACTTTTTCTAGTTTGCGTGCCGCCATCTCCAGAATAGCTTGGCGCGCAGATTTCTCCGGCACTGGAATGTCTAGGTTAAAACAAACATCTTGCAACACGCCATCCGCCAGCATGGCTTGCAGCCAATCGTGGGTTGAAATATCGTCAAAATCTTCGCGCCATACTTGTAGCCAGGTGTTTTTAAAACCTTCACTTACATCGTTTTTTTTGCGGAAGCGCAATTTTTTGTTTGCCGGATGTCTTAGTCCTTTGGCCCAAGGGGAGTGCCGTTTCCCATTGCGATTTTGGCCCAAAACAATCACCACCTGCTGCATCGGCAAACCATAAGCACAAACCTCTCCAAGAGAGAACCAGCTTCGGCATTCTGAATAGTGCCGGTCGTCGCTCCAACTGGTAACCAGCACAATGCGCCGCAAGTGCGATCCATCGGGAGATAGAAAGCAAGAAGAGCGCCAATTTTCAAGTTTTTCTGGAACCTTCCAAGGCGATTCCGTTGGTTTGCGGATTGCGGAAGTAATCACGTCGGCTAAAGCAGAGAGGTGGCATACTTCGCCATGCACATCGTAGGAATCGGTATCCAGCCCTGGTTCAATCCCCATTCCATAGCATTCTTCGCCAGCCGCCTCGCCAAAGTCCGCACGGTCTGACAAAAGGCCAGCGCGGATCGCACGCTGCAACATGGTGTTTCCATCTATCTTGATGTGTTCCCAAAAACGCAGCCAATAGGCTTTGCGCGGGCATTGTTCAAAAGCAGTCAGCAGTTCGGCAGTCCCCAACATGGTGCATCCCCAATCCAGAATCTGGACTGGTTTCTAAAATATGTCGATCCCTATTTGAGGACGTATAAGCCTAAGGTTTATCGAAGCGCTAGTTTTGTCATCAAATGATGATAAAATAAGCGCAATAGGAGGAACCATGAGAACAACCGTTGTTCTGGACGATGATTTGGTAAAGACGGCGCAAGAATACAGTGGTGAAAAAGAGAGGACAGCGTTGTTGCGTTTGGCGCTCAAATCTCTGATTCATTTGGAAGCATCGCGGAGACTGGCCGCGCTTGGAGGCACTATGCCTGAACTGGAAGATATTTTTCGCACCCGAGTTGATGCGCTATGATCCTTGCCGATACTTCAATTTGGATTGACTATCTTCGGGGCCGGAACCAGGAGATGGAGAAGCTACTAAATTCTGGCCAGATCATCATGCATCCATTTGTTCTCGCAGAGATTTCTCTTGGGTCGTTGCGGAACCGTGATAAGACACTCGCAACAATGGAAAAACTTTTGCAGATAGGAGTTGCGCAACTGAGCGAGGTACGGCAAATGATTGAGGCAAACGGACTTTATTCAAAGGGTATCGGCCTTGTCGATGCACACTTGATAGCTTCTTGTCTTTTGTCTCCTGGAATGCGCTTATGGACGCGTGACGCACGGCTCGAAGCTATCGCGCGCACCATGGGCATTTCTGTCTGACTTATTTCTCTTCGTCCTCGTCTTCCTCGTTTTCTTCTTCTTTTTCTTCCTCGTCTTCCTCTTCGTTCATTCCGTCCATAATTTCCTGTGCCAATTCAAGTGCATTCCGTTTGATAACGAATCCGTCCAGCGCCGATTGGCCGTCCACATAAAGCACAGATTTTTTCTTGTCCGCCGCCTTCACAAGCGTCACCTTCCACGGATTCACAAAAATGCCGTCGTCAATCTCGATCATGTTAGGCATTTTTACCCTCGTATTACGGCTTTTGCCGAACTGCTCTCTGCTTCATCCCCACCAGATTCGTCCACGCTTCTATAGGCGGTACCGGCGCTCGCACGGTTGTATTCAAAGTCTTGTTGCTTGGGCTCGTTGCGTTCATCACCGACAAAGGTGTTTTGTTCATATCGTCGATCCACAACTGCAGCCGTTTGCGGCTGGATGGATCGGCAATATACGTTTGGACGATGGTTGCAGCTTGCTCCTCTGGAATAGTCGCTAGGGTGTAGCCTTTGGCTCGCAGAGCGTCAATCTTCGAAATGTTGTAGGGATTCTGCGGATTATCCGGCAGCGCCTTAGCCTGAATCGGTCCCGGCAGGTTGCTGCGCCATAGATGCACAATTTCATGGCCACGCGTTTGTTGAACACCCTGTTTGAATTTTGCCAGATCGTTGATTTCCACCACATGCGGCTCGTGTTCACCTACACTGGCAATGGCCGGCTCACGGTAAGATCCAGGCAACGCAGGCCCTAGCACATAGCGCACCCCAATCGCATGTTCTACGCGGCTTACCGCTGGCGGCAGCGAAGTATCCACACTTTCAGTGATCTGGCTTGGTTGCCGTCGTTTCGCTTCTTCGCGCAGTTCGCCAATCGTTTTCATGCGAGGCGGATTGGTGGCCATTTTGAAACCTCAAATCCTTTGACAACTGCGCAATTTATGCGCAAACTAATTCATAAAGGCAGCCGCTATGGAATGGATCTTCGCGTTTTTCTTTCTCGTGCTTCTCACCGGGTTGCTGCGCATTCTGCCCGGCAAACAGATAACCATCCCGATGATCGCGATTGCAAGTGGCCTCATCGTGGCAATTTTTCTGTTCGTCACCCGCAATTTTGTCCTCTCGTTCGTGCTTTCTACGGTTGGCGGCTTGCTCGTTGCTTTTGTCCCGTCCTACAAAAAGCTTTAGTCCAACTGTCCAGTTTATGGCTCAGAGGATTCTGGCTCCTCCGGTTCGGTTTCGGCCGGTTCTTCCGGAGTCGTTGTTTCCGGTGTTTGCATTTCTTGCTGTCGCTGTTGCGCAGTTTCCCGCAGTTGCTTCAGCGTCTTCGGGCTTGTTGCCGTAATCGCCACACTCGTTGCATACCGGGCAAGCGTTGGAGAAATCGGAATGCGTCGTTGCTGAGCCGCCTTCGCTACCTCTCCCAGATTCTGCGCAAAAACAGCTCTTTCTTCTGGTGGCATCTTTTCAATTGCCGCCAAATCTTTTGGTGTAACTCTCGCAATCCAGTTCACCACTTCCGGGCGTTCAAACAGATTTGCCAGCACATGAGAACCACCAAGAATCACGGGTGCCATCGCTACTTCTGTCAATGCGTAGCCAGGATGTCCTAGCAGCGTAGAAAGCACCGCTGTCGGCACTGTGTAGTAAAGAGCATTGATGGCACGCCGCACACCTTGTTCGCGCAATCTTCTCGCAGCAGTTTTCTGAACAGCTTCTGCTCGTTCCGCCTGAATCTCTTCTGGCGTAATCACCTTGCGCTCTGCCTGAACTTCTTCCGGCCGGGTCGGCAAAGCCGCACGTTCCGGTTGTGCCACTGTTTCTGCAGCAGGCGCAGGCGGTGTAGGTTCCGACTGCAACCGATAGCCCTCGCGCATATCGTTGACCGATGGGGGTGCTGGCACTTCTTCCAGTTTGGGAGGCGCTGGCAGCGGCTTTAATTTTTCGCGCAGGGGCGCTTCTTCCGGAAGTGCCTTCAAACCTTCCCGCAAATTGTTGATGTGTTCGGCCAATTGCGGAATCGAAGGGTCGTAGTTGCCCACCATCTTCAACCGTTCTGCGCGTTCCTGCTCTCGCGCATATTCCGGCGAAGTTTCTGCCAAAGATTTTCCTGCCACTGTCTGCGGACGGGTCGGCGGATTCACAAATGTGTCTTTGTAGGGACCGTGCAAGGCACGCGCTTTTTCAAGTTCCTTGCCTGCTCCCGCCTCTTCTGAAAGCTGGTCTTCTGTTTTCCGCACCGCATCCAGCACCTGCCCGATGGCATAGCGGACGTTGCCTCGCGTAGCACTGCGCACAGCGTATTCCAGCTGCGTCTTCCATACATGCAGCCGGGTCGCATCCACTGGTTTTGTTGCTTCGGCCTCTGTTTCGTCCACGTCCAAGCCCAAACGATTGACAATTTCGTCAATTGCTTTTTTGTTCTCTGGCGAAGCCTTGTCGTAGTTTTCTCCAAGTCCGTTCTGCTTGGCAATGCTGTCCCGCGTACTCTGCAATTCAGAAACCTCTGCACCGGTCGGTTTGGTTTCTTTCAGCACTTTGCGGAACTCGGCTACATCTTCCGGGTCCATCACAGACTTCGAAGCGTTGATCTGGTTAACGATTTCGCCGGAAGGAGTCTCGGTCGTTCCTACTTTCTCTCTCCAATCGTTCCAGGCAGCATCATCTTCAGCTTTCGCCTTTTTGTGTGCTGTTTCAATCTTCTCCTGCATTTGCTTTGAAGCATCGTTCAGCTTCTGTTCCGTGCTCTTGCGCTTCTCCACGTCTCGCAACACATCGGAGTTTTCCTTTTGAACCCTTCTAACTTCATCTTCATAGTGAGCCAACGTTTGTTTATTTTTCTTCATCGCATTCAGGCGCTGTTCTGCATGGCGTGCTTGGATGCGCGCGTTATGCTCCTGCACTTTGGCAACGTCGCCCGCGTGCTTTTCCCGTGCGGCCTCGTCCGCCGTCTTCACCTCAGTTGCGTATTTTTTCTCCCGTCCCGCCGTTTCGTGAAGAGCTTTCTGCGTCTTCTCCAAGTGCTGTTGAGCTAACTTTGTGTTTTCCGCAGCGGCTTTCTCCGCTGCCTCGGCATTGGCCTTTACCGTCTTCTTGGCCATCTCTCTCAATCCGCGTGGTCCGGTTTCTGTCAATGCTTCGGCTACACCGCGCGCCGCTCCCGGAACCACCCTCGCAACACCCCCTGCAATATGGGGTGCCTCATACAAGGCCACGTTACCAGCGGCAGTTCCCGCAGCGCCGGCAATGTCTCCTGTTCCAATCTGCGTGCCAAGCTGTTCACCCAACTGTGCTGCTGCCGGTCCTACGCCAGGAATCACAGTTGCCAGAGCATGACCGGCCGCTCTCATTCCATGTGCGCCTCGTTGCCATGGTGTCTTCGCTTGCTGCGCTGCGGTATATTCTTTCCCCGCTGCCTGCGCCTGTTGTTGCGCAGGAGCAATGGCCATTCGGTAGGTAGTCAATAATCCACGATCTGCCCACTTCGCTTCTTCAGGGTTCTGCGGACCTTCTACCACGGCATGGTAAAGTCCAGAAGCAGCGCCACCAATAGCGCCTCCAAAACTAGACAACAATCTTGAAGCCGCACCGCCTTCAGGCGCTGCGGGCTTTTCTGGGGCAAGAATCGGCTCTCCCGCTGCATTCCGGCCTACAATGCGAACACCTCCGCCCTTGGCAAGGGTGTTGATGTTTGGATCAGCAGCCGTATCCGCCACATACTTTCTGATCTGCCCCAAATCCGCCATCTTGTAACCGAGTTGCGCTGCGGTGCGGACCTTGCTATATGGAATCGGGCGTGTCCCTTCCTTTCCCGTCATCTGGTAAGTGCCTTCTGTCGGATACGCCTTCACCGTAAAATCGGTTTTGCTCTTGCGCGTTTTAATCTCGCTCAGCAGCTTATCCTGCTTGTCAGGCGCGAGTTGTTGCAGCGTTTGCAACTGCTGGTCTTTGGGCAAGGCAATAAATTCGTCAATGGGGTCTTGTGCCATTATTTGCCTCCCAAAGCATTATTCAACCGATCCGCTAACGACTGTCCACCGGTAGGTGCTACTGCACCTCCTGCTGTCCGCTCCGAATTCAGTCGGTCCAAATGCTGTTTCAGCACGTTCACTTTTTCGTGTGCCAATCTGTCCATCTGTCGCATCTGTTCAGAAGTCAGCGTCACTCCAGAGAGAAAACCGCGACTGTCGAATCGAGCACCTGATCTTGAGAGCCAAGGAGCCGATTCCACAGCTTCATTCCATACCGCCTGATTAATGCGAGCACCCTTTTGCGCTCCCAGCGTCATACCAATGTGGTTAGCCACTAGAGAAATCATGGCCTGCTGATCACCCTGCAAGGCATTCTTCAGGTTCTCGTCCATCGTCTTGGTTCTATCAACAGCCGCTTCGTAGGCCGTTTTGGTGTCAATGTAGTCCTTGGTGCCCTTGTTCCCAATTACGCGGCCTGGCTGAGCGGCTCCTGGTGCCGCGCCGCCAGCCGCAGAGGGCTGTTGCTGCGCTCTGCGCTTCGCTTCTCCCGGAGTCTTTGGCACAGACGGAGCACCCGGCGCAGCAGGTGTCGCTGCACCTCCAGCCGGTGTTGGCGCAGGAGCTGCGGCACCACCTCCACCAGCACCCACGGGAACAGAAACATGCGTCTCCGGAATCTGATACACATTTCCAGTCGTCGGATCGGTGTAGTGATAAAAACCGCTCGTGATTCTTCCCGTCAACGATGCTGGAGGAACCAAACCGTAGTTACGCGTTCCCGGAATTTCCTGATGCGTTCTCGCATCCAGATTGACTGAATAGATCTTTCCCTTGGCATCTCGTGCCCATGCGGTTTTTGGTTGCAACTCTTTCGGAGCACTTTTGGCTCCTTCCAACAACTCACCAGGAATCGGCTTTTTATTCAAATAAAACCAATCCCCGCTTTTCGTGTTTTGTTGAGCGGTAATCGTCGTTCCATCCGACAAAATAATGCTCTGCGTTTTAAAACTTTCTGCTTCAGCTTTGGGTTCTGTCACCCTGCCCGTCCGTGCGAACTCCTCTTTCACTTCCTCTGGAGGCTCACTCTCTTTCCCCAAAACCTCTTTCCAATTCGCACGGTATTTTTCCCATGCCGTAGGAGCAGGAACCGGAGCGGCGGCAGTCAACAATGTCGCTTCCTGCTGCGCTTGCGCCTGTGCTCTTAATTGGCTAAGGGGCAGAGCTGGGCCTTGCACGGTATATGCACGTCTAGCTGGGAATGCCGGGGCAGCGCCCTCTTCCATCGGTGGCAGTGTCGCGCCGGGTGCTACGCCTGCTTGAGTCGTAGGGCCAGCTGGTGTAACTCTGGGTGTTCCTGCAGCCGGTTGCTTCGCTCCCGGTTCTACCGTTGCTTGATACTCAGGTTCGGCCGAGAGAGTCACTGGCGCACCAGTTGGTGCAGACGCGTTCACTGCCTGCGGCTGCACCGTTATCGACTGCGCTTCCGGCTTTTTCGTCAAGTGCAGTGCTTCACCAATCTTCTCGCCAATCTTTCCCCCAACACCCGGCGTCTTCTGTTGGCCTAGCAAAGCATCCCGCTGTTGCATCGCTTGAGTAAGGGCGTACTTCGCCTTCCACGATTCGAGAGTATCTTCTCCTTTTGGCCCCAAGAGCGATGAGTATTTTTGCTGTAGATTGCTGATATTTTGTTCGAGTTCTCCAAGGTGTGTTTCGCGTTCTTCATCAGAAAGAGCCTGCTTGCGCGCACGTTGTTCCCGTGCCAAGCCGGCTCCTATCGCCCAACCCTGGTTCCACGCACCCTCGTTGGCCACAATCTACCCCTTCTTTGCTGAAACTTTCTTGCGCGTTTTGCCCTTGCCTTTGCCTGCTTTTTGCGCACACATCTTAGCCTGTGCCGCCGTCAGCACGATCTCGCCCTTATGCACTTTGGCCATTCCAGTCTTCTTGACCTTGCCACCCTTTTTGTAAGAAGACTTAGTTGTCTTGGAACCAAATCCTACTGACCAAGCACTTTTTCCCGCACCATCCTCAGACGAGCTGCCCTTGCCGTTGCCTTTTTTCTTGCTGTCCTCGGACGAGCTGTCCTTGCCCTTGCCTTTTTTCTTGCTGCCCTTGGACCATCCCGCTGCCCACGCATCTGGGTTTGCCATTTTCCACCTCCGCCATTCGTTTTACAATCCCAACTTACCCAATCCATACGATTCTGCTGCACCCGCACCGCTGGTAGCGCCCATACCCAAAATGCTGTTGGACCAGTTCGACATTTGCTGCTGTGATAAATTCGCCTGCTGGCCATAAGCCTGCATTCCCTGGCCCAGACTGCTTGTGCCCAAACTTCCCAAGTTACTTGCAGAACTTCCAAGCAACGAAGCAACCATGTTGCTGATGTTGCCGCGGGTAGACGCACCAATGCCTGCAGCAGCGGAAGCTGTTCCTCCGGATCGAGTGCCAAACTGTCCTAGCTGTTCTTTTTGCTGTTGCCCTTGTTGCTGCATTGCGTTGACTTCAGGAGCAAGCGTCTGACTGATTTTGGCTTGGTTGCCAGAAAGGATGGAGGAATAAAAATCACTGGCCTTGCTCAGATTCGACTCTCCCAAGTTGGTGGCAAAACTACCAATCGCACCAAAGTTTTTCACATCGCTTGAAAGCGTCGGATTTGAGCCACCGAACAGAGAACTCCAGAAACTCATGCGCCTCTCCTTCCGACCAAAGAAAACGGCTCAACCGTTTTCGGTTGAGCCGTTGCTTGTTTCCCTACGGGGTCCTCAACGGTAGGTCTTCGCCGTTGGGGTCAAAAAAGGGAGGGCACGCTGCTCGTGATTCTCGTTCAGAATACTGCTAAAAGCCTTTCTGTACAATGAGTTTTCAAACTCAATGCACCACACAAACGGGGTCAGGGTTTGCGCCTGTTCTGTAAAAGTCTCCCGCCGCTAACCCGCCCGAAATCGCAGCAGCATTATTGGCATAAACCGGCAGACCAACTACAGACAACGTACTATTGGGAGAACTGGTGCCGATGCCGACGTTACCGCCATTTGGCTGAAGCAAAAGTTTTGCATTGCCCCAGCTACCATTTTGTATAAATGATTGGATATAACTCGAACCGCTTGTAGTGGCCGAGCGTCCAAAAGCTAAAGTCGTATAGTTGCCTGTCGTATAAGATCCAGAACCTTGACCTAAAAGTATATCGGCATAACCAGCACCCGGAAAACCTGGCGAAGTTGAAGTCCAAAACTGTGCTACATTCGCGGAACTTGTTACTGTAAGTGGTTGTTGCGGCCCTGTCGTTCCAATCCCAACGTTGCCGCTGCTTAACAAGGTAACTTGGGGAGTAGTTCCACCCGCTGAAAGATACAAAGGTTGTCCGTTAATTCTTGATGCAAGAGTTACTGCATTCGGATTCACTGCTCCGGAATTTGCATAGTACAACGATCCCCCGAGCGTACTAGAGCTGTTATACAGGTCAATTCCAGAATATCCGTTTGAATTTGTATTCTGTAAAAGCATTACATTAGTTGCAGTTTGGCTACTAATAACTTCTAACGCCTCTTGGGGACTCAACGTCCCAATACCAACATTGCCTTGGCCTGAAGGATTGAGCAACACATAAGCATTTGAAGGGGAACCATTCGACGTGCCGTCTAATGTGAGCGTAGAACCTGCTGCCGATCCACCATAGACGACCGGCGACGTGATAGAAGTCGTGAACGTCGGGCTGGTGCCAAGAACGGCAGTGGTTCCACTCCCGGTTGTTGAAGCCGCAATCAACTGCGAACTGCTGTTCGATCCCAAAACCGTTGCCGACGCAGGAATCGTCGCTCCATTCACCTCTGAAACAGTAACTGCCGTCAAAGTTCCAGAAGAAACGGTAATCGTAGTATTATCCGGCTTGACGATGCCCAAGGCGGAGGAAGTAGCGGTCGGAACGCTGATCACACCAGAAGACACATCAACCGTAACGCCATCCGGCATTACCAAACCAAACTGGCTTGTTGTGGCAATTGGAATCATGGCTGCCCAAAAATTTGTGCCATCAAAAGAAACAATGCAAAAACTTCCGCCAAACAAATTAACAGAGGTCGTATCATTCACCGTACCGCTCGACGGAGTCAATGTCGCCGTACTCGTGCCTAAATTGTAAATCGTCGTAAACCATGGAGTAGATACATTAAAATTAAGCGTAATCGCCACAGGGGATGCATCATCAATTAAAAGCAATGCACCATTATCGGCAGTCTGAGTTGTGTAACTCGTAACACCGGTTTGATTATCAACAGTACCCAGATTGCTGAAAAATGAAACAGCGCCCGTATTTCCATTAAACGATGTTACTCCGCTCGATGTGGATGAACTTGTCGAGGTGGTCGTTTCAGTAATCGTTGTGGTTGTACTGCTCGTGCCATTTGCATACATCGTATTGATTGCTTGGTCATGATCATTGAGCGTATTAAAGACTCTTCGCAAATTGAGCGCAACTTCCGATGACGATGGATTATCGTCTAATGCGGGCCATTTTTTTGGTGCAATATAAACACTCATTTCATCACCTTTGTCGCCTTCGCTGGATTTTTCTTCGCCCATACTGCGCAATCAGGACACCAGCCCGTGGGCCATGGCATAGTCCCAATTTTTTCGCACCGTTTACATCTGCGCTCGGTAATCGTAATTTTTGGCATTACACTACTGCTCCTGCATTTCCACCGGTACCACCAAACGGTTTCAAAACTGTGTATGCATCTGTTCTTCCCCATTGTCCAATCCAAACTTCAACATCTTTTCCAAACAAGTAAAACGGAGCCGTTGAACTCAGTCTGTAACTCACCAATTTGGATTTGTTTGCTGGAATCTGCACCTTTTGCTTCACAAAAGATCCGCTGGTGCTCGGAATGGTCAAAGTGATGGTTGGCCACGCATCAAACACCAGTGTCATAGTGATGTTTGCCGTTGAAATCGTCGGGATGTTCATCATGCGTAAATGAAACCATCCATTCAAACCATGAGAAAGCATTTCCGTTTGCCACTCAACGGTGGATTCCGGATAAGGAAGACTTACCCAGTTCACACCCCATAATTTCCATGGAACTCCATCACTCGACACAATTCTTCCAATATGACTCGTAAACGGAGGCGTAAATGTCAATGGAATTTTCTGCTGTCCATTCAGCGTAAACGGCGATTCATTGGGCACATGAAGATTTCCCAACTCATCTTCAACCGAAATAGCCTTTGCTGCGTTGGCAGTATCAGCCTCGATAATTAATCCCTGCACGAAATTCAAGCCAGCATTTCCCAAATCCCCCCAGTCTGTAGGCCGGTCCTGCGTGGATTCTGGCAAAAAAATAAACGTTGGTTGCCAAAGATCCACATACGTCGAAGAATTTGTTGGCCAGCTTAAAACAGTTTCAACATCGATGATGTCTTTCGCATAACCGGAAGTAAAGTCAATGATGTAGGGTTTGATGGTTCCAGTTCCCGTCAAACTCGTCGGACTATATCCGCTCAGCGCAGTTTGATAGCGATCTGTATACAGTGCTACCGTAATCGGGTTGCTGGCCTGCACCAATGCCTTGATGAAAATATCTCCAACCCGCTTGAATCCTCGTGCATCGCCATCATTGACTGCACCCGTAGCAACTACGGAAGTAGCAGTTTCCGTTCCGCTGGTCACCAGCTCGCGCACGGTATTGTCTGTGCATCCCACCAAAGTATCGTTAACACCTTCTCCTTCTTCAAGCGCATGGCACGTGACCGTTGTTCCATAAACATCAACAATCCATCCCTTAGCCACTACGTCATACACCAGCGTTCTAGGATTTCCATTGACGTCTTCATAGTCGTAATACAGATATCCGTTCGCAAAAGACAGCGTTTGCTTCTCAGGTAAAGAATCATTCGGCGGATAGATGGTGTAGCCCGCAATCGTAATTGCGGAGGGCGTTGATCCTTCGTGCGGAAACAAATTAAACAGCTGTGCATCCGTAATCGATTGGCTTCCCGATCCTTTGGGCGAAATGTAAATTCCATCCTTGGCCCGGAAAAAGGCATTCATGCCAGCTTCCGTGCAAAGACAACTGCGAATATACAAACCACGATTGGTAATTGATTCAATCAGGTTAAATGCACTCCCAGATACGCCGCTCACAGTAGCCAATGCGGAGGTATAGGTCGGATCAATAATCCAGGCGCGTTCCGTAGAAAACACCATTCCCACACCATTGACAATGCAGCCGTTCAAAAGCGGTTCAGAAGGCGAAGTAACTTCAATCTGGTTTGTATCCGGCGCAGAATCTGGATTGTTTCCTTTGGTAAAATAAAGTGTTCCTGGCCGATATTCATCATTACACGCAAACATGTAGGCGGTATTGTCGGTCGGACCCCACATGGAAGACATCGGCTGCGCTGCAAGAATGGGTTCAGCAATGTTGTAGACAAGATTGGTTCCATCCGGCGCATCCGGCAGATACATCGTAGTCGTTGAAGTCGGACGCGAATAAAGCGAATAAGCCAATTGGGTCGGCGATCCAATCAGAATGACCGTTCCAGGAAGCCAACGCACGTTAAAGGTATCTCCGCTTACCCAGGTAATCGTTCCTCCAGAAACATTGATGACTCCACTTTTCGGTGTATCGATCGACGGAAATGGTTCAAAGTTGTCCGTGCTGATAGTGCTGTTCGCCTCTGCTGCCGAATCAGTGACAACATCCTGAATCGAAGTGTTGTATCCGCTTGTCGCATTCCCATTATCATTCGGTCCAGTAGCAATATACGTGTAGCTCGACAAACTGGAATCCTGCCGGTAATAATCGACCTTATCCACTTGTGGATCGGTGGAATAAGCTGACGTTACCGTGTTTGCGAGTACAGGAATATCTTCTACGGAAGATGCCGGAGAAGGATTTGACACTGCACCTGTTTTTGAAGATCGATAAACGTATTCATACGTAACGCTTGTGCGTACATTTGTAGACAGTGGCGGAATGGTCGTAACAGCAGCCCCTGGTGTCGGTGCACACTTAATGACTAATGTACGTCCACTGTGATACCAATAATCCCAATCAACTTCAAAACTGTATGTCCCCGATTCACTGAATGTAACATTAAAATTTGTTGTTACACCCGTTCCTTCACCATTGGGCGTGCTTACCGCCATCAGTGGCAATGCGCTAACAACCGTCTCCGTTTGTGCGTTGTATCCCTTAACGGTCCCCAGTGAAGTGGTCGCACCTCCTCCAATGCCAAACATTGCTTGATCTTTATTGACCATTTGAAATGCGTATACTCCGGCTTCGGGAACATACATACTTCCCACAATGCAAACATTAAAGTCCTGATAGCCTTCGGATTCCAGCGCTGTGGCAAAAAGATCAATGGTGCCTTCAACCGTTGAGTCCGTATTCAGTGTGGTCCAATAGACCGGATAACTCGGGTTTCCTTCCGTGCTGCTTGGATTCGGATCAAAAATCAGTGAGTTATTGGTTGATGATCCAGCAGCGGTACTGCTTGTGCGCGCAGTACCCGATCCGGAATCTTCAGGATTTTTCCAGATATAACATGCGACTGATCCGGAATGCGGTGAATCACCCCAGTAATATGCGGTAATGGTGCTGTAAAGAGAAACCACGGTCGCAGTTGCCGGTGTTACAACCGTCCAGGCCAATGTAAAATTTCCGCTGTTTGCCGAAAAATTTCCTCCAGATGAGTTGATTCCCACATGCAACTGCACGGCATTGACCGGAACTGTTAAAGTTATGCCTGCTCCAACGTCATAGATGTATCCTGTTGTCGTCGATGATACTTCTCCAACAACAACTCCAGTCGAATCTGTAAATGCGGCAACAACCACTGAACACGAAGTAGCACCAGACTTCAAAAAATGGCCAGGATACGTCGAGCCAACCCAACTTGAACTTGAAGTTGAAGGAGAGACGTTGCTTTCCCCATTGATTTCTGTTGCCGTACCCGTGACTGTAAGGGTCACCGTGGAATTTTCCACGGGAGTATCAATCACCACGGCATTTGTATCTGCGGCAGTTTCTGTTCCACCAAAATTCCAATTGGAGTTGATTCCGCTACGGTTGTTCCATGGCATCGCCGTGGCGGGCAAATTATCCGTTCCACTTGTTTCATAACTTCCAATGCCTACAATAGGAGCAATTTGCGGTTCTTTAATTCCCGTTTTATAAGTCAGGCCATCCGAACGGATTTTGAGCATTCCGTCACAAGCAAATGAAGAACTGGTGATCGTAGCATCGGTAGAAGAATCGCCAATGTACATCCATGGTTGAACAGAAGCATCCGGTCTGAATGGAACCATGGCTACGGGATTTCCACTGAGCCCGTAAGCAACTTCCGTTGTATTTACATACATTAATCCTGCTGCGCCGATGATTCTTACGTATCCGGAAACAGGTCCTTCCGGAGTTGAATCATTCAACCGACGCATGGTATGTGGAATAGCACCGAGAGTAAGCAGTGCGCTTGATTCAGTTGTACGACCGATCAGACGATCCTGAAGGTATCCACGAACATTTTGAAGATATGCATATTCGCCCGGCTGGACAAGTTGGTCCACCGCTTTGACGGTATTAATACCGCCCGGCCGGAAACGAAGACCATCTTTTATCCGGTTATAACTTTGAGGATTCGCCACAGTCATCTCCTGATACGAGATTTGAGCTATGGCTTATTCCTCTTCGGAGGGCATACTGCTCAGTTACATTCCAACGTTTTATTGCTTATTACTTTGTTTTTTTTGATTCGCATCGTTGAACCGCCCTTGAGTGCGGTCCTGTACTTGTCCTCTCTGCGCCAGAATATCTGAAAATGATCCGGTACTCTTCAGTCGTGTATTCTCCACTGCACATGCTTGAATTGCTCGGCTTTCCAGTTCTAGCCCCTGCTGAAATTCAGCACCGCCCATTTTGAAGCAAGCCAGACTCTGCGCCAGATCAATGACTGTCTCCCAATTTGAACGCGACACCTGCACATAGTCGGTATCCAGCGTCGGCATTGGCGCATTGGCCAGCACAGTAACCCCAATACCTGAACCTACTGGCGCAGCCAAAAAGTCAATTCCTCCCAGAACCACACACGGACCAAAACTCGTCGGCGTCGAATCCCATTCCGGCAGATACCGGTCCATCTCTACAATGGACGGCATATCGCAGGCCACTCCGTTTACTTTGCCTAGCATCGCCCAAGGCGTTTTCAGTAGCAGATTCAAACCATCCTGATAGCGGCGCAAACAATAAGAGGCTCGCTGTCGGTCTGTCGCTTCACTTTCACGTCCCAACAAATCTGCCAACGCACCCCATTCCAACGCCCACGCAAAATCATTGGGGATTCCCAGCAAGGTTGCCGTAGGCGGATCAAATGGCGCTCCCGATTCCAAAACTACAGCTTCATATGTGCCTGGTTGGTTTGGCGTAATGTCCACATCCCAAGACAACGGCGGCTCCGAAGAAAGCATAAAGGTTTGCGGTGTGCCACTCGATGCCTGCAAATAGCCAGCTTCATAAAATTCCTGAGCAACTGTGTCATCGCGATAAAGGGTGTTGGGCGATCCTGTCACCGGCAAATACCGTACGCGCTCTACATCGATCACCGTATCCGGCAAAGTCGTGCGTCTCGTGTTTGGCGTCAACGCAATGTTCTGCAAAAGCAGCTGATTGCAGTTGGAAACCTGCAGCATCTCATCGCGCCTGAATTGTAAAGCCTGCGAAAGATCACTGATCGTAAATTGGCTTGTACCTGTCCATGTTCCACCCGTTGGCGGCTCCAGCAACATATATTCCATCATGGTGTAGGAGTTTGTGTCTGTCAGAGTCCGTAGCCGCGGTGAAGATGCGAGCAATCCCAACGAGTTCCAAAGACTCGTTGGGTTATACGTGAAATCGGCCTTCCACGTAAAAGTCATGGCATTGAACATGCGCAGCGCTTTTTGAATGTAAAGTTGGCATTCAGCATAGCTCCAAAAAACATTAGAAGAATCAGCAAGGCGCGATGATAACTGTTGCGTTGCTGTAGAAAATTGGAGCCAACTATAATTCATAGCACTTCTCCGTTGACACAAAGTAGGTAAGCCAACTGTAAGAAGCTATCCATTTACCGCTTCGTCATCCGGCTTTTGCTCTTCCCTGCTTTTGTTTTTTTGCCTTTTGTTTTCAACCCGCAACTTTGAATGTGGGCGGAAGCAATTCGAAGTGCGGCATTGTGATTGGGGGCAACAAAAGTTTTGCTCTCATAAGATCCATGCGGGCTTTGTCCTTCGCTGCTTGTGCGGACAATGTAACCATTCTCCACACTATCAATGGATGCATTCACCCTTCCCGATCTTTGCGGCGTACTTTCTGAAGTGCCTTGTGCTTTTTTCTTTGCCACAAGTCATCCCTTTCTCGCGTACTGTTTCCGCGTGCTCTTCATCTTTTTCCCTGTCTTTTTCAAACCGCTGACGCCAATGTTGGGGAATTTTGCATGCACTTTGCGACGCACTTCAGCCTTTTCAGCAGACGATCCGTGTTGCGAAACACGGGCCAAAGCATTTCTGGCATGTTTCACGTCATTAATCGGATAACGACGCCCTTTGATGGCAAATTGCTTTGTTGGCAGTTTTTGCCGCTTTTTGTAAGTCAACCGAGCCATGACCTATCCTCCCTGCAACAAAAACAGCAATGGCCCAAGAGCCGTTGCCGGTCTTGAGCCATTGCTTGTTCTCCCCGCAAAGGGGAGAGGGCATGTCGCTCAGTTGTACTGCATTATTATCTTCGCGATCTTTGCTTGCTGACAACTCTTTTATGTGCCAATCTCTTTGTTTTTTTCCCCTTGCGCGGGCCGATTCTTCCCTCTTTCCGCAAGTAACTCAACAAGATCGCCTTCGCTTGTTTCTTGTTACGCACAATCTTGCCGCTCCGGCCGGAGTGAAGCGTATGCTGGCGGAATTTCTTCATGATCTCACGTGCCGGCATTTGTGCCTCCCATTTAATTCACTTCTTTAAAAAAATACTGACTACCAATCTCTGCGGTATAGGCAACAGCCTCTTTATTCCAATCATCCGGAAAAGCAATCACACTTCCATTTGGAAGGGTAAAACGCTGCTTCCATGATTGCCCTTCCGGTGCGTAATAAAGCGTGGCGCCGTTCGTAATGTCCACAAGAATACCGGCCGCAGCATGAGCGGCAAGATCAAGTGCAGTTTGCCAAGTCGGATCGCTATCCTGTGGCCATAGAGTCAATTCTGGATCGCCTTTGGCCGTCAGACTCGAAATCTGCAATGGGCGCGTGCATTCCGTGTATTCATTGGTTTTACGTTTTGCCGCACGATTCATCAGCACGTTCCCTACGCTCTGCATTCCACGCACGCCAGCTTCACGATTCTCTTTCCACATTGCCACTGCAAGAAACACTTGATCTTGAACCCGCATGATGCTGCCTCTTCTGCCAAGAATCACTTCTTCGGAAGGACTCCGCTGGTTTCTTCTACCTGCTCGATGTTCAGGGCGCGTTCCTCGTCCCCTGCAACGGCGTGAGCCCCGTGGTCACGCTGGAAAAGGTCGAGGAACCAGCTCAGCACAATCCCCCACCGTTTCCCCTGCGTGGCGGCGCGGGCAGAGTGACTGCTGATCGTCTCATCCTCGTCTCCAAAAAAGAACACCACATTGCAGAAAATATCGAATGCGATCAGACAACGCCGTAAGTAATGTTCCCGCTCAACATCATGGAAGTCTCGTTGTTCCTGATTCACATTGATGGGAGTAATCGGACCAGGCATGATTCCTCCAATGAACTCGTTATGGTCGAGGCATTTTGCCAAAGTCGGGTGAAGGAGGAAAGTCCGGTTGCGGAGGTTGTGAAGGTTGCGCAGGCGGAGGTTCAGGCCCTGGCAAGGGATTCGGATCAGGTGGCGCCGGTGGATCGAGGATTATATTCTCCGCAATATCCACAATCGCGTGTCCAATCTTTCCAAAGAAACTCATGGTTTTCCCCTTTTGTGAAATGCCCGGGTTACTTTCATCTCACCGATGAAGCAGTTACCCGGGCAAGCTGAATTACAGCTTTACCTTGGTATACCCGAGGCTGGTGGCAAGTTCATTCCATTGGCTCTTGTATGCGCCAACCTTCGACTGGAAGGCATGTGCTTTGTTTAACGGCACGCGTCCACGATGAGGATTCGCCTGAGCAAGAGACTTCACCTTAACCGAGGACGATTTAGTGGATACGAACGTAGTCAGAATGGTATCAATCGCGGTTGTCAGCAAATCGATCAAAGCAGAGTATGCTGAGGTGGTCGGGATAGTCGCCAGAACAGCCTCTACACTATCCAGAGCGCTCACCACCACCGATACTGCCGTCGATCCATTCCAGTCGCTCTCCGTGTTCTCCAGAGCCGTAATAGCATTGCTGAGAGTCGTGTACCAGCTATCCGTCGAATTGCCAAGGGCCAAAATGCTTTTAGCAGAATTCAGGACGACGTTCAGGTAGCTCTTGAGGGTCGAACTGTCGCAACCCTCCATCGTGAGTAGAGAAGGCCCAACCAAGGCCGCTGCACCGCCAAAAGAGGCTGACTTCATAAAATTTCTGCGATTCATTGGTTCTCCCTTTTTTAGACCGGTTCGTTTGCTACGGATTCAATTTGAGAGAATTCGCACCATCCACAATGTCAGGGCCTGTATCTGGAAGTGGGGACTTCTTCAACAGTGCAAGCACAGGAATCACGGCTCCAGCAAATGCGATTTTGCCAATATTCTCCCATCCGGCCAAAGTAAAGTTGAAGGATGACGGAGAAATAAGAACCGCGCCAAGTGCGCTTGCCGCTCCACCAATTGCTGCAGCCACTAGGGAATGAAGCCAGACTTTCGTATTGTTACTCATCGAGTGCTCACTTTCTTTGCTGTTGGTTTGCAACAACTACATGGATAATTTTCGCCATCGGATGTCGTGAAATAACCTATCCCCTTGCACTCAGGACACCCCCAAAAACGAATGCGCAGTCTTCGTAGCCATCGCAGCATCGCTTCCCTTTCTATTTGCCAACCAAATGAAAAAAGGTCAGCACAGATTGAAGAGCGGTAAAAATCACAACAATTGAAACAACAACGTACCAACGATGGTTAGAACGCTTTTCCTGCACTCTGCGTTCAGCGTCTCTTCCTCGCTGTTCTGCCATGTAAGCGCGAAATTCTTCAACCAGTCCAGCTCTTCCCGTGCTGTCATACAAATCGTTATTGATTCTGTCCATTTGATTACTGATTGTCGCCATAAAAACGGTTACCTCCTGTCGCCATTTTTCTTCTTCTGCAATTCTGCTTTCTGTACTCATCCTCGGCACCTTCATTTTTCTTTTATCCTTCAGCTAAATGAAAAATTAAGCAACCGATATTTTTCGACCAGACGATGGTTAGAAAACCGTCTTAAACAGCTGTCGCCCCACTCAGCAACGTGGTCATACTGCTGTGGTTCTTCAATGCCAAATATGCTTGCATTGTCAGCATATCGTTGACATTCGTCGGCTGAGTCCCGAACGGATCAGTCCCTAAAGCACAAACAAAATTGTTCGTATACAGCAAGGTATTTCCATCCGAGGAATCGTAGAAGGTACATGAAGCACTTGCCAAAGGAAGGCTCTTCCCATCATCCGCCGTAGTCGCCGTCGCATAGATCGCATAAGACACAATCGTTTGTTTTAATCTGTGCTCAATATTTGTCGATGTAACACGAAGGTACGCTGCGCTTTGCGCTACTCCGTAAACATCCGTATAACCTGAAAGTTGGTACGCCATGATTCTCCTTTTATTGTTGACTACCTAGTACATGCTCCTTGGCTCCTAAAGGTCTAAAAGACGCCATTGCCGCCGACGTATCATCTCCGGCACTATCTACAAAATCAAATGTGTCATAAAGACCATCAGTTGTTGAATCAATCAAATACAGAGCGCCAATGTTATTTTGCCAGTCTCCAATATCAACTGATCCAATAATCCAAGCATTAAGGTAAGTAAGATCTGTACAAGAAAAATTAAAATCTAGTCCATTACTGGTTAATACCACAAATACCTCTCCCGCTACTGAGGGAAATATTGCGGGAGTAGTAACAGACGTAGAAGTCGAGTCAGAACTTCCTACAGACGAATCCAAAACTGCACTGGTAGTCATGGTACCCGAGAAACCAAATACCGAAATCGCCGAATTACTTTGATTAGTGCTCCAAGTGCAGGTAAACGCCTGGCCAATAGCCGATGTAGTGGGAGAATAGGCATATCCTAGTTGAGAATAATTTGCTCCTGATCCCGAAACGCCATATGCAGTAAGAAGGGTCCAGCTATCCGCAGTACCAGAATTGGTGATGCTGCTTACGGCCCCAACTCCTGAACATCCTACCACGATAAGACTTGCTCCAGTGGTAACTAGCGAATCACTGCTAATGGTAGTTCCACTTCCATTGTCCACATAATCCCGAAAAATTTCAGCAATACCTGATGCCTTGGATAGGCTGACTCCAAGAACAAAATAAACAAAAATCATGATTCCAAATATCCGCACATTTCTCATTCTGGTCTCCTAGTAATAACTGCACAGTCCGCCGTACAAGCCAGCCGCCGTACTATCCGCAGTTGAAGGTGCAGTGATAGTGATAATCCCACCAGATGCGATAGATTTAGCGGATGAAATGGTGATCGTTCCGCTGGTTCCAGACGCCGCAAATACAATCGTTCCAAAACTCGTCCCGTTGTCATTGATGTTGAACGTCGTCGATGCCGTAGCAGCAGTTTTAAGGGTAAACTTCGATGTGCAAGTAATCCCCAATTGTGTGGATGATCCACCCGAAGGAATCGTTTGGGCCAGGGTACTGGTGATATACACCACTGCTTGGGACGCAGTGTATGCAGTATTCGACTCATCATCAAACCAGAAGGGATGGTTCATAACGCTTACTGAGCAGCTTGATCCCAGAGTGCATGTAACTCCACTCACTGTGATAGAGTCATAAGCCAGATCAGTATTTGTCACAAGGCCCGTTGCCGTAAAAGACGAAGTCACCGTTAATCCGGAGACTGAAGGAGATGTTGCCAGCACCACATCCCCACTCCCCGTCGTCGCTAGATCTCCAAGCGTGCCACCGTTGTCATACAAAATATAGCCTGTTGTACCGCTTGATACTGTAGTTGTGCCTACTGTGATTCCCGTTGCTGCCGCCGTTACCGTGCAACTCGATCCAAGCGTGCAGGTCTGCCCATTTACCGTTGTCGAAGCATTGGTAAGATAAGTGTTGGTGATATTCCCTGACCCAATAGCTGTAAGAACTTGGGCGCTGGTGGATGCAGTGTCCGCCGAGCCACCATTTGCGTATCGGATTCCTGTAAGCGTAGTGGTTCCCGTTCCGCCGTAACCAGCACCGATTGCCGTTCCATTCCACACTCCTGTTCCGATGGTTCCTACAGATGTAAGGCTGGAACTAACTACGGTAGAATTCAATGTTGTTCCGCTCAACGTTCCTGCTGGGGCAATCACAACGTTGGTGCTCGCTGCTGTAAGTTGTCCTTCTGCGTTAACGGTAAAGGATGGAATCGCAGTTGACGATCCATAACTTCCTGCTGTTACTGCCGTGCTAGCCAAGTCAGTGCTAGTTACTAAACCAGTTGCGGTAAAAGAAGATGTAACCGTCAAACCAGAAACTGAAGGGGATGTTGCCAGCACCACATTCCCACTCCCGGTCGTCGCTAGATCACCAAGTGTGCCGCTGTTGTCGTATAAAATATACCCACTCGTGCCACTGGTCACCGTCGTTGTGCCTACTGTAATTCCCGCTGCTGTTGCCGTCACCGTGCAGCTCGACCCCAGTGTGCAAGTCTGCCCATTTACCGTCGTTGAAGCATTTGCCAAATAAGTATTGGTAATGTTTCCCGATCCAATTGCCGTTAGTATTTGAGAACTTGTGGATGCAGTATCTGCCGATCCATCATTTGCGTATCGAATACCTGTGAGGGTAGAAGTCCCCGTTCCGCCGTAACCAGCACCAATGATGGTTCCTTGCCATACACCCGTACCAATGGTCCCTACCGACGTAAGACTAGAACTGACCACGGTCGAATTAAGCGTTGTCCCCGTCAGCGTCCCTGCAGCCGCCGTTGCGGTACAGCTTCCACCGAGTGTACAGGTCTGCCCATTCACCGTCGTAGAAGCATTGGCAAGATCAGTATTTGTCACGAGTCCGGTCGCCGTAAAAGACGAAGTTACCGTTAATCCGGAGACTGAAGGAGATGTTGCCAGCACCACACTTCCACTCCCCGTCGTCGCCAAATTTCCCAGTGTGCCGCCGTTGTCATACAAAATATAACCCGTTGTGCCACTCGATACTGTCGTTGTGCCTACCGTGATTCCTGTTGCTGCCGCCGTCACCGTGCAGCTCGATCCAAGCGTACAAGTCTGCCCATTTACCGTTGTAGAAGCATTCGAAGCTGCTGCGCCCACAGTGTTGTAACTCACAGTTAATGCGGATGCTCCATTGAATGTCGATCCTGATGCCCCACCTGAACCGCCACTGTTGAAGGTCAAGGAATTTGGCGTTTCCGCCGTTACTGTGCAGCTCGATCCCAAAGTACAAGTCTGGCTATTCACTGCGGTAGAATCGTAGGAAAGTGCAGCAATGGGAATGGTTGTACTCGCCGTCACAGCACTGCTGCCATTCGCATAAAGATAACCTGTCAAACTTGTGATGGTCATACCCGGTAAGACTAAATCTCCGGTTAGCGTGCCACCAGACAAATTCAACTTGGCATTGAGAGCAGTTTGCAAATCTGTCTGATTACTAAGAGTTCCGGTAATTCCTCCCCACACTGTACTTGAAAGTTGCGAAGAAGGATACAATCCCGTCAGAGTGACAGAAGTAGGATAAATGTTGGGAGAAATACCTCCACTCAATACAATGTCATAACCCAGATTAATTGCCGCAAAAAAAATCCATTGGCCATTGGCTGTAGCCGTAAATGGATTCGTCAAAGACGTTTCCAAGGCATCTGCATAGATTGTTGCCAAAGTTGTTGTCCCGGTCAAATAAACTGTTACTGTGCAATCTGGAATAAGTTCTTGCTGATAATTACTCGACTGCAATCCTGAAGTCACTGCTTGAGTCGCGCCTAGAACACAATAATTTGTGATTGCGGCAACCTGTGCGGAAGCCGTAATGGGAAACATCATCAACACCGCAAGTACAAACAAAAAACATATAATTTTTTTCATTTCACACCTTGCTTAAGTCTCTCCAACATTTACTGACCGCAAAAATAGTTAACGGAATATTCACTACCTGCTGTCCACGCGTTGCCTGTTGGTGCAACTATGGCTATATAGGCAGCAGCCTCGGTCAGATATGCTGGAACATACACTCCAGTAGCAAGAGTTTCGTTAGTTACGTTATACACACAATTTACGATATTCCCATAAGGCGAAGCAAACGTAACTGTAAAAACGGTGGCATTTGCTGAAGGAGAAGTCCCCACTGTGACATTCACAACTCCGTTCATGTCCGAACAGTGAAAACCTGCGCAGGTTGCAGTCCCGCCCGTTCCCGCTCCCGTACCAACAGTTATTGTAGGTGTGGATGATATACCAACTAAATGTGTGGCCGAAACTACTGTGCTGATACTCCAGACGCCCGCACTAACTTGTGCCACTCCCGTGCTTGCACTGGAGTCGATGCCCGTGCCGCCATATGCTGCGCCAATTAGCGTACCGTTCCATACACCAGATGTAATCGTCCCCACAGAAGTCAAGCTCGAACTAACCACCGTAGAGTTCAGCGTCGTACCCGTCAGAGTTCCCGCAGCCGCCGTCACCGTGCAGCTCGATCCCAAAGTACAGGTTGATCCATTCACCGTCGTAGAAGCATTGGCAAGATCAGTATTTGTCACGAGTCCGGTCGCCGTAAAAGACGAAGTTACCGTTAATCCGGAGACTGAGGGGGATGTTGCCAGCACCACACTGCCACTCCCCGTCGTCGCTAGATCTCCAAGCGTGCCACCGTTGTCATACAAAATATAGCCTGTCGTGCCACTCGATACTGTCGTTGTACCTACCGTGATTCCTGTTGCTGCCGCCGTCACCGTGCAGCTTCCACCTAGTGTGCAGGTCTGCCCATTTACCGTCGTAGAAGCATTGGCAAGATCGGTATTTGTTACAAGGCCAATCGCCGTAAAAGACGAAGTTACCGTTAATCCGGAGACTGAGGGGGATGTCATCAGCACAACATTTCCTGATCCAGTTGTGCCTAGATTGCCAAGCGTACCGCTGTTATCGTATAAGATATACCCACTCGTGCCACTCGATACTGTGGTTGTGCCAACAGTTATTCCTGTTGCTGTTACCGTGCAGCTTCCGCCCAAAGTACAAGTCTGTCCATTCACCGTTGTCGAAGCATTGGTAAGATCAGAATTTGTTACCAGACCGGTCGCTGTAAAGGACGAAGTTACCATTAATCCGGAGATTGAGGGTGATGTTGCCAGCACCACACTTCCACTCCCCGTCGTTGCCAAATTCCCCAAAATGCCAGCATTGTCATACAGAATGTAGCCTGTTGTGCCATTTGATACTGTGGTTGTGCCTACAGAGATTCCCGTTGCGGCCGCCGTTACCGTGCAGCTTCCACCTAGTGTGCAAGTCTGCCCATTCACCGTCGTTGAATCGTAGGAAAGTGCGGCAATGGGAATGGTTGTACTCGCCGTTACTGCGCTACTGCCATTCGCATAAAGATAACCTGTCAAACTTGTGAGGGTCATACCTGGCAAAATTAAATCTCCAGTCAGCGTGCCACCAGACAGCGGCAGATAATTTCCCACTGTAGCCCCCACAAAAGCATCCGTGGCCACATCCGTAGAAGTATCACCCGTAGTTTGTGTTGTTGCGGTAGTGCCATCAGCCAAGGCTGTGCTAATGCTCCACACGCCAGCATCAACTTGTGCTACTCCCGTGCTTGCACTGGAGTTGATGCCCGTGCCTCCATATGCCGTATCGCACACAATTCCTGTAGTGGAACCGCATCCTGAAGAATAACTTGCCCCCGGAAACAATCCAGTTAATGTCACAGGAACAAGATAAATATTCGGGCTTACACCCCCACTGAGTTTAACGTCATATCCTTTACTGGTTGCTGCATAAAATAGCCAGGAACCATCACTATTGGCCGTAAATGGATTCGTCAATGCCGTACTGCTCTTGTCTGAATAAATCGTCGCCAGCGCAGGTGTCATCACCGCAGAAACTGTCGCTGTGCCGGAGCATGTCGCCGTACCATTACTCAAAGTCGCCGTCGTTGGGGTCGTCGCATAGATGCCACCAGCCGTAATGACAAACGCAGTGTTAGCGGCAATCGTGTTAGTTCCTGTCAATGTAATCGTTGCGGTTCCATCCGTGGTTCCTCCAACAAATGTCGCAACGCAAGTTTTACCACTCGTCCCTGTAACCGTTCCGCCACTTGTGTACGTCGCGCTTTTGACGGCGTAATAACCATCCAAATAGACCGTGACCGTGCATTGCGGAACAATTCCCTGCAAATCATTTGAAGATTTCAAACCTGAAACAGATGCTTGTGTAGCACCAAGAACGCAATAATTCGTAATTGCGCCAACCTGCGCAAAGGCCGAGCCAGAAAATAGAATCAGCAAAATCAGTAATAATTTCTTCATCGCAATGCCCCTAGATTTTGGTTGTCCAAGTTCCACTGATGCAAGTCGTAGCATGTCCATCTTGGCTAAAAACCCATACTCCACTCGGCGAACAACTGCCGCTAGGAGCCGTCGCCGGGCCAAAAATAGATTGCGTCGTCGGATAGATCGCTGATCCGCTTACTGACGGTACGATTGCGCCTGGAGATAGATACGTATAAGCTGTACCGCATGAAATTCCGTTGTTCATAATCGTTCCATCACCAATAAAATTTGCAGTGGAACTCGTTGCTCCATCAGCGCAATTAATGTTGGAACCACTTCCTCCATTGGTTAAATTAGTTTCTTCTATAGATAATTTTCCGCCTGCGCTCATGTTAATGTTAGGCGAGGACAAAGAATTTGTAAGAGTACTATGATTTTTGATGATTACTGTTGATCCACTTCCTTGCGAGGTAATTGTTCCAGCCAAAGTCACACCGTTGAATGAGACTGTGGCGCTACTTCCAACATCGATAACTACCGCTCCTGTAAAAGTAGTGTCTCTAAATTCTCCGGTACCTGTTATTGTCAAATTCCCGTTAAGTGATCCTCCATATCTCGACCATGTTGATGAACTGGTAATCGCCCCTGATGTAAACAAATAAAAAACAACTGTTGGACAAGATATTGCCAGCGTCCCAGAAACAATTGTGTACGTAGCTTGATTGCCATAAATTTTCAATCCCGTAATGTTAGATGGCAACGTGGGATTTAAATCCGCATACGTAGTCCATGGCGCAATAATCATTACATAGGGTTTTGCTTGGGTCATTGCTGCATAGGCTTGCGAAAAACTGGTATAGGGTTTATCTGGCGATCCGTCTGGCGTACCTGAATAGGAACTGTTTGAGTTAACAAAAAAAACAGTGCTTGGATTCGTTGTCAAATTGGCAATCGGAACTTCACTGATCGCGCTGATCGCTGTACTTCCGGAATAGGCTGCAATTTGTCCTGCAGTTCCCGCCGCAATCGTTCCTCCTGAAGCCGTTACAGCTAGATTGCCATTAGCATCACATGCCAAGGCATACCATTGATTGTTATTAAATCCATAGAGTGCCATACCCGGAGGGTTGGTTGGACTTACCATTCCTGCAGCGCTTGCAACCGGTATCCATCCGGCGGTAGCATTCAAGCAATACGCACCAGCGGGTATTGTATTACTTGGTTGCCCGAACAAGATTTCTCGCCCGGTAACAAGAAGAAAAAGTAAAAAAAACATTTTTTTCATCGCGTCACCTGCAAAGTTACATTCACTGTATTGCCTAGCGATTTTAGATAACCAGCAACATACTTTGGCCATACATTCGTGGGCATATCCCAACGACCGACATAGGCACCGGAAGTCGAATTGTTTGTTACGGTAATACTCCCGAGTTGGACATAATTAACAGCAAAGTCATTGTTCGCGCCCATGATGTCAATTTCAAATGCACCAGGATTCCCGGAAAAGATAACTTCGACTGACAATCCCCAGGGATAATACGCACCCAGAACACGGCGCAGTTCATAGGCAACGCTTAAAGTGCTTGTCGCCACGGTTTCATTTTGCCAGAAATACTTCTGCGTGTTCTCATAAAGCAGTTGCGCTTGTCCTGTTCCTGCATAACTCGGCATGTTAATCTCCCCATCCGCCCACGTTGAGTTGCCCCTCCACAGTCGAATACGGTTCGCCAAATGCTGACGGGAACCGCTGCATCTTCGTGAAGTAAAGATCAACCAGATTTTTGTCCATATTGCGAATCATCTGTAAACGGTTCACATATTCACCGCGCGCAGCTTGTACCAAAAATTGCCAGTTAGCTCCAGCTCCGCGCTCCATCTCATCACCCTTCTGCGATTCCTTCCACAGGTAAAGCATTTCGTAAGCACGCAACTTCACCAACTCTTCCGTCAGCGGAAAAGGCAACGTGTCAGAAGGATTCGTGAGCGCTGGCCAGTTAACTTCGCAACCAAAGGTATAAGGCAGTTGCGTAATCGGATGCGGCCACAGTTCAAAGAGCATCTGGCCATACGTTGCCGAACCAGTGCGTGTATCTGGCCCATAAGGAACTACGTAAAGTGGTTCATCAAAATCGGTGCGTTCCGCATCTTCGTTCGAAAGATCAATCTGCGTCTTGCTCCACCAATCCAGCTGGTTGTTATTGGTGGTGTCGCGGATGTTGTACCAACGCTTGAATCCTGCCGGTGCGGGATAATAAGCCTGATAGGCCATGTAACCGCCATTTACCTGCGCAGGTTCCATCCAAGGTCGATCTAGCGTCAACACCGCAGCCGATGGATTGGTCGAATTCAGTGAGACGATATTGTAGAGCGAGTAATAAGGAACGCGGATCTGATATTGCGTGATGAGCGGTGGGTTTGTGATCGTGGCAATCCAGGCTGCGGAAGCAGTTGCATCGCCCGTTACAGTATTGGTAAAAGGCGTTACTGTAATTGTGCCAGGACTCAGGAATTCAATCGTAGGGCCACCCAACAAGCCAGGCGTCAGCCATCCATTTGTTTGAAGTTGAAAACTCCAAACATTTTCGTTTTGGATCGCTTGCAAGGATTCATTGAGCTTTGTTTTCACAAGGCCAAGGTTGCACCCCGGAATGCCAAGCAGCTCCTGAATCATGTTGGTGAACGCCACATTCGCTCCTTACCAAAAGCGGCCCCTGCAGATTGCTCCGCAAGAGCCGCTGATGTGCCTTCGGGAGAAGACTCCGTTAGAACTGTCCTACAAAAGCAGCGATCTGGAAAGTCATTGTTGAAAGATTCCCACTAGCCCGAGCGCCAGTTGACGCAACGTAATAGTAGAGATTCCATGTTTGCCGCGTTCCAGATCCAGAAGGGCCAACGATTGCATACGTACTGCCATCCGTCGACATCACACCACCACACAATGCATCAATGTAGTAGTTCGGCAGCGCAAGCGTTACCGAATCAGCGGCACCAGCAACATAGGCTGTTGGTCCCGTGCCAATGCCTACAAACAGCCCGCGCCGTCCAACAAATTCCGGATAGAGCGGACCAGCTCCCGTGCCTTTTCCAAGTGCTGTGAGAATCATGATCACTCCTCCGCGTGTTACCGCGGTTGTCTTACTCCTGGAATGCCGGAGCCGTCAGTTGGCAAACAACCAGAGTTGCTGCTACTGGTGTTTGTACAGCCACACCAACCATTGCGGGCGTTTCAGTCTGTGCGGTGAGATCATCAAGACCCGAACTGGTGATCGTCAAAATGTCGCCAATTTGGATCGTGCCCGAATTTTGCAGAGGCGTCTTCAAGAGCACAGTTGCATCGCCCAATTCCTGCACAAAACCAAAATTGCCAGGTGTCACGGTGTTCAAAAAGACAGCTTTGCGCGGTGAATTCAGAGTCAAAGCTTTGTCGTAGCTCGTCACATTGTTGATCGGGCCAGCATAGTTCGAACTCGTCAAACTCTTGAACATCGCGATTGTGCCAGTAGCCACATTGCCAGGAGTTGCACCCGAGTCAACCTGCACAAAGCGATAGCGCCCAGAAAGCAAGGTACCGACAGACGTGTTCGAAAGCGACTTTGCTTCTTCCCCTGTCAGATCGAAATAATCACCGATGTTGAGTCCGCCAGCAGCGAACGGCAGGCCAGTACGAACATCGGTGAGCGCCGTCGGCGAAGTAAAATTCGCTGAGTTGAGCGACAACCAAGTGGGTAGAATTTGCTGAAGCGGCATCTTGCTTCTCCTTCAAGTTGTACTGGCCCTCGTCGATTTCAGGGCGAATCCCTGAAGGCAGTTTCCTGCCTCCAGGGTGGCGTTATGCCGAGAATCCAAATGCGTAATCGTTATGGCGCGGCTGCACGTTGTAAAGGTTGGTTCCCAACCGCATGAACAGCGCATCGATCGATACGTTGTTCGGCATCGGCGCACGGCGCAGACCAAAGTTCCAACCCTTCTTGTTGGTCGGTCGGATCTTAAAGCTCTCCGGCTCCAGGAAGTACAGAACTTCCGATGGCTGAATCGTTGTGGTCGAAGGCAATCCAGAGCCAGTCGGCGACGTACTTACTGCCACACCGTTCTTGTAGAACTGCGGAGTTGTAAACGAGATGGTTGCCGTGCTCGAACCTACGCCGTCCGCCAAGTTCGTATTACCCGCAGCGCCGTTGGCCGGTGCCAGTTCAATGTAGTTCTGTGCCTGGGCAGAAGGCGCCAGAGGATCGGCGTAAATATCCACACCGTTAAAGTTCAGGCCATCCCATTTGATGTCATGCTTCGTGTTTGAAATATCGCGGCGCTGCGCATCCAGAGCCACCGCCACGGCCTTGAAGCCGAACACATTGGTAATGCCCAGTGTCGGATTGCCACCGGCTACTTTGCACTGCGACCAAAGCTGCATCAAAGAGGCAAAATCAATCTGGCCAGTACCGCCCGCAGGCGTGCCCAGATAAAGCGGTGTAGTATTCAGCGCCGTGCCAATGTTGCCATTGCGGGCCTGTCCACCATAGTTGGTGTAGATATTGCCGTAGACGGACGGATCAATACCGTTGTTCAGCGCCTCATCCAGGCCATTGATCGCCTTGATGCGGTTATCGGTCACCGTGCTTGACGAGGGCTGTCCATGACGGAATGAATCCATCTCCTGCATGGTGTTCATGGTCATCACCATGCATTCCATGTAGAGCTGGTACTCGTCCACAATCTTCGACGGACCGGAGTTGATCACACCACCGGTGCCGGAACCGTCATCCATCTCCCAGTCATCCAGCGGATACCAAGTGGCATACGCCTTCGGCAGGAACTTGATGCCGGTGTTAATCTGCTGACGGGTCACGGTGACAGTCTGGCCGGGATTCACCGCGGCTCCCTGCGTGCGTCCGTAAAGGATGCCTTCCATCATGCCTGCGCCACCAAGGAATTCATCCCATACACCGGCCCTGCGGAGCTTTGCCTGGAAGGGCGTGTCAACAAAAAGATTGTTAAACACGACGTTCTTCCGGACACTTTCCAAGTTCGACGCGTCGATTTCGTTATAGAGCGGATCGGTTGGCACTTGTCACCTTCTTGGGATTGAAATAGAAATGGCTCAAGCCATTTCTGGTCTTGAGCCATTGCTGATTCCCAAGAGGGGGGCATGCGTCTCGACGAAACTCGATATGGGCAATTTCGGAAGTTAAGCGACTGCCTGTTCCGAAATTTCATGCTTAATCGCCACCGAAGTTGCTTGGCGGCGTTGCTGCTCGTTCAAATTCAACGGATCGGGCCGTTCATTGGCTTTTACTGCACGCGCCACATCTGCAAATCGCGATGGCTGTGCAATCCGGACATCTGGATTCGAACCAATCTTTTCAGCCCACTTCCGATCCGTTTCTTCAATAGCTTTCTGCCGCGCTGTTTCCGCTTCAGCAAGTTTCTGCTCATACGGTGCAGCGGCTTCAGCGCGAATCTTCGCGTCATGCTCTTCCTGCGTCTTGCGAACCAATTCCTGTTCGCGCGCTTGGAAGTTGAAGCGCTTCTCTGCATAAGCGGCCGGATCAAGCCGCTGAGCTTCGGCTTCTTTCACCAGCTGAGTCGGCGAAATCGGCAATGGTTCATTGAACAGTCGCTGATACTTCCACTGAATATCGGTCAGTGTGCCAAGCGTGCCGCCCAGTCCATTGCGAATATCTTCCATCGTAAAAGTAGGACTCCCTGGTGTACTGCCTGGTGCAGCCGCTACATAGCGCCCTTGCTGGTCTCTTGGCTGTACGCCACTTGCTTGAGGCTGAAATGCAGGAGCTTCAGACGGAATAAATCCAGCCGCTTTCGCACCTTCCAACTGCGTTCTGTAAAAAGCCAGTTCGGCATCCTTCTGCACTTTTTCGTTGCCCCAGTTATTCAGTGCAGGCGCAATCTCGTTTGCATAGAACTGTTCATTTGAGCGTTTTGCCAGTTCAGCAGCTTCTTTGGCCGCTGCAATCGCTTGGCGTTCCTGTTCAATTTCTCCCTGCGTCTTTTGAACAGTCTGTCGTTCTTGTTCAGCTTTTGCTACTGCTTCCTGTGCCGCTTGGCGTTCCTGTTCCGCAGTCGTCAAAACACCAGTAAACGCAGTAATCGCCTTCGCATCAAGCGTTGCAATCTGCTCATCAGTCAAACCGGATTGCTTCAAAATTTCATGAACCGTCGGCATTTTACATGTTCTCCCGAAGCATTAATATTGCGGTTGCTGTCCCATAGGCGTCGGCTGTGCAGGTGTCACCAAAGCTGTTTGCATCTCTTGAATGCCTTGCGATACTTTTTCTGCACCTGAAGCCAAACGCGGATCTGCGGCAGCCATCTGTTTGGCTGTCTGAAACCAACGTGCAAGCAGCATTTGCAAAGGATTGGCAGGAGCCTGCGAAGGTGCACCCTGCTGGGGTGCTGCGCCTTGATCGGGCGGCGGCGCACCCTGAGGCGGTGCTCCACCCTGTGGAGGTGCTGCACCTTGGTCTTGCTGGTCCGGCATAGGTTGTGGAGTTGTAGCCATTGGGTCTCCCTAAGTTAGGTTCCCAACGGCAGCATAGCTACCGTTGGGAACAGATAGCTACGCCTTGATGCTGCTCTTCTTGCTGCGGGCCTTGCGATGTCCCTTGCGACCCTTCTTCAGGTGGCTGGTCTTCATTGCGCTAACACGATGACGCTTTGCCATGACGTTTCTCCTTGGGATTGAAATAGAAATGGCTCAAGAGCCATTTCTGGTCTTGAGCCATTGCTGATTCCCCAAGGAGGGGGGGCATGCCGCTCAGTGATTCTTTTAGAGCTATAGGCCGAATCTTTTTTCGAGTCAAGAGTTATTTTTACAAAACTTTTTCGCCGATATCAAGTGCAGGTCGAATTTCTGCCGCTTGCGCATCAGAAATCTTGGTGCGTTGCTCAATATTGACGCCTTGCACAGAGCCTTGGTTGTATTGAATCACCATTTTTCCTGTTGTTTTTGTCACTTTCAGAATTTCATTCAGTTGTTCCACATCCACAGGCAATTCAATGCTTGCTTCCGTCAAGTAATAGTCTTTCTGAATCTTGATCTTTGGCTCCATGCTCTTCTCCCTTTTTCTACGATTCTGTTACCACGGTCCGCGGTTCTCCACCTTGTGCGCCTTTTTGTTTAATGCGTGGCGCTTTTGCTCCTGAAGATGGCCGTCCGCCGCCACCACCTTTTCCGCCGCCTTTTCCTTTACCACCGCCTCCACCGCCTTCGCCTCCTGGTGGTTGCAATCCCAGTTGCTGCATCAACTGTTGCGCTGCGGCTGCAGCCAGAATCTTCAATTTCTGCGTTTCCAACTCTTCGTTAAACCATTTCTCGTGTTCCGTATTTCCTGCAATTTCGCCGTAATTTGGAATATCCAGATTTTTCATTACGGTGCACCAGGAAATCGGCGCTCCCCCACGCTTCAACTGCAACATCATTAATTGACGCTGCATCTGTGTCACCTTCAGCAATGTGCTTGGCACTGAAGTAAGTCGAATTTGCTTCGCAAACCACCGTGCACGGGTTAATTGATCATAGCGAGACGGACCCGACGGAAAATTACCACCCACCATTTCATCCGGCATATGGCTCGGCACCAAATCGTCCGGATTGTAGTCAAAAACTTCACGCGCAATGTTATCTGGTCCTACATACTCCATGATTCGTTTCACATTGAACCATTGCAGAATCAGAAACTTCATCCGGTATCCAACTGCCTTGTTCGCTTTTTCAATGCGGGCGGCAATTCCCTTCGCAATCGGACCAATCGATTCCAGCATCTTGTCCGCTGTATCATTGGCAATATTCATCTTCACGTTTTGCAAATTGCCAAGGTCTGTCAGTCCAAGCTGGGCCTGTTTGGCTTCCTTCAAATACTTCAAAAACGTAAAATGCTCTGATCGAACGTTTACGCCTTCCGGCAAAAGCGATTGCAAAATGTCTTTCGGTTTTCCATCCACACCATAGCGAACATCTTGTTCAAAAATGTCAAAATGCTCAATCTTTGCGCCACCCGTAGCTGTGTGGTCATAGCCAATCGGCGGATTCAAGGTAATCGTAATTACGTCATCAATCTTGCGTTCAATCTTCCGCGTTGTAGTTTCAATCGAAGAAACATCACCTACCAAAGACCGTCCCAGCGGTTCCCAGGCCCAATCGTCTACGGTGTACTGAATCACCGGAATCTTTCCGTCCCAATCAAAGGTTGGCCCGTCATACATCGGTCGATCCAACCCTGTTGAGGTAATAATGAGCCGCAAGTTCGGATACACGCGGCAATCTTCCACAGTCGCCGGACGCATATACGGAAGTCCATTGCGCATTCCGCCAAAGATATCTTGGCCAACCGTAGGCACTTTATAAAACCAGCTTGTGTTCGGATCGCCCATCGGCAATTCGTAGCCCGTATTATTGATGCGCAGATCGCGCACAAAGGTATAACGGATTTCCGTATAGAGATTGCCGAAGTTTCTTCCCTCTTCTCCATAGCGATAGCGCTCGGCATAATCCATACGCCGGGCTTGCACGCGTGTCTTATAACTTCGCGGCCCCACAGTCTGCAAGTGACCCTGGAAAAGCGGAAAACGCCCATGCGCTTCTGCAATCGGCATGTAGTCGTATACAGTTACGGCATAGGCATCCTGCACATCGTTGCTTCTTGGCATCTGCACAGGAATTACATCCAAAAGTCCAAGCGCATCAAACACCATCTTGCGTTCGCCATAGCCGTATTCATCCGCGCGCACTTTCGGCCATAAATAGCCAATGCCCATCACTGCGGCATACTGCAAAACTTTTAAAATTTGGAACGGAAAATCAGATTCCAGATAAACGGCCTTTGATACTTTCGTCAGCATCTCCGCCATTTGTTTATAAGCCGAAATATCCGATCCAAAACCAGCAATTTCACGCACTTCCGCCAACGTTTCGCAGAATTTTCTGATGTCGTATTTCAGCTCGTTGGTAACCAGATTCGAACGCGATTTATCCCGGAAAATCGCATCAAAAACACGCAAATTTGTGCCTAGATTTTTGTAACAAGACTGCCCTTCAAGGAAGCCTTCTCCTTCCTCGATCTGCTCTTCAATCCAACCGATTCGTGCACTCGGCGTACTTTCAAATTTCGGTACTTGCCACGCAATAGTTTCCAGTTCCACGTGGTACCTATTTCTTTTTCATTGAAATCCTGAACTATGAGCGCATAGTAGGCGAAACTTGTTTTACCGTCTATGCCAATTTCTTTTCATCTCATTCCATAAATCCAATAAGTTCAGTTAGAACATAAACGTGTCCATTGAACGATTACATACATCAATGTCCATGCTCATAGCCCTCCGCATGAAGATAACTTTCGCGCTTCCATTTCCACTTAGCTTGCCGCTGATCATAAAGTTCAAGATGGCGCTGCAAAAACTCGCGATTCTTCCAGTCACGCGCTTTAGCAATCTGCGCATGGATGTGGCCACGCAAGTTGCGCACTAATTCAGCTTCGATATATTCGCGATTTTCGTCTTCCATCGCTTCGCGCTCGGCTTCCTGTTCGCGCATGCGTTGTGAAAGCCGCTCGGCATCGTGCGCGGTATTGCACACAATCTTTTCGTAGAAAGTTGGTGCCGGATATTCTTCAGGCAATCCCATCACAAGCTGACCATTCGTGGTATTCAGCCAAAAAACAATTTTGCGACTCAATTGCGCGTTCAATCGAATACTCCTACTGAAACCATGTTGAGTGAGCAAACTGCTTTGCTCAACGGAGGCATCTTTTCTTGCGGCAATGCATAACGTTTTTGTGACCGTTCAGCAAGAATGTCAAAGTCGTGCGCGGTAAAGAAGGATTGCGCCGCCGCTCGCACGCGATCATCGTGCTGACCGCTGCGATGCGTCATCTTGCTTTTGCCAGCCGCTTCATGTCGTTCCAAAGTTTTCAGTTCTTCAATCAGCCACTTCGATGCCGGTCGATACCAGCCGCCATTCACAGCTTCTGTAAAACGCGTCATCAAAATCGGCACGCTCCACACATTCGAGTACCATCCCTGCTTTTTCCCGGATTCATCCTTGATCTTTTTGCTGTCGTAGCGGCGTGGAATGTGATGCCAATGAAAGCCCATCAGCTTCAGCTGGTGCTGGCATGTATCGCCAGGTCGCGTAATCTGCTCCACACAAAATTTCACGCCTCGCGCATCGTGCGCATGCTGGCCATACCACGCGGCCATGCAAGCTGCAAAGCCCACTACTTGCGCAGAGTTGATGCGGTTCGATACCAGCTCGGCCACTTGATAGTCGTATTCATCCCCAAACCGATTGCGCGTCATCGATACGCAAGTACGGTCTTCATCCTCTTTGCCCAAACCATCCGCAGTATCAATACCGCAGCTATACGTGTAACCCTGTTTTGGTTCTTCATAAACCAGCAACTTATCAAAAGTTTCAGATTCCACGTCTTCGTCTACAGGCAAAAGCGGAACCAGAATCCAGTCAAAATATTGGCCTCTATCCGATTTCCAGTTCACGCGAATATGCGGTTTGTCATAATCGACAATCGTTTCATTGGGTTCAAAACCTTCATCGATGGAATCGCCCGTAATCGCATAAGCCTGCACCGGCTTTTTTCTTTCTTTAGAATCGCTGCGCACTTCATAAATGTGATCTTCAATCTCCTGGATCACATCAGGTTCAAACACGCTGTCATACAAGCCCGTCAAGGCTTCAAAATCATCCGCTGGCATCTGTGCCAGCCAGATTTTTTGACTATGGTTCTTGCAGGATTTGTCGTAGTTGAACTGCCAAAACCATTGCTGTTCGAGCGGCATTCGCCAGTTGGTGCCAACTACGCGAGATAAAAACGGCGTATTGCGAACAAACAATTCTGCGCGAGCTACATGTTTCCGTGTCGCTTCAAGACGCTTTTCATAAAAACGTTCTGGCACCGGAAATTGACTGATCCAATCCTTTTCCGGATACAGATCCGTTGCCATCGGCCAAGGAATGAACACCGGACAAAGATCATGCAACCCTTTCGGAAAGTCTTCTTTGGCCGCACGCCATGTTTCAGCCAACCATCCGGTATTGCCGCCACCCGTGCCTTCAAACACCATGAAGAGGTTTTTCGTGCTGTGCGTTGCACGCAGCAGTCCCTCTTCAATCACTTTTTTGGGCTTCGGAATGTCAGCAAGTTCCGATACATGAATGCAGGTCGGCGTCCAGCCTTGCGCGATGCCGGTTGCCTGCATACCCGATTGAATCGAAAGAACCGATCCATTATCGAAGGCACCCTTGGGCAAACGCCGTGGCACCAGCCACCAAGGGCAGCGATTGTAGGCAATATCCAGAATGCGGCCGATCAACTCAGACTTATCTGCCTGCACAGAAGCCATCACGGCCTGCGTGTGTGGAATAAACAGCATTCTGTGAAGGAATTTCAGAGCGGTTTTTGTGGTGATGCCAACCTGCCGCGCTTTCAAAATCAGCAAACGAATAGCAACTTGCCGTTCGTCAAAGTCTGCAATCACAGAATCGAAAATCTCCTGCGATTTGCGATTTCTGAATTTGAAGATCTCACCGCCTTCATTGCACACAAATCCATAGCGGCTTTCAAAATAGTCGCTATTTAAAGCGCAAAGAGCTTGCTCATTCTCAATCCAGCGCCAGATTTCCTTTTGTCGTTTCTGAGTGATCGCACGAACAAGCGTGATATAGGAAGAGCGGGAGTTTGTTTCAATTTTTACGAGAGAGTCGATGTAATGTTTAAATTCATCAACCTGATCAAGCGTATGAGGAGTAGGCATCCACCCCTCACGCGCGGCAAATTCATCCAAGTTACGGAGAATAATCTTTTCGGAGTACATCGCCCTCCGAGCTAGCCTTTGACAGCAGTCGTCTTGGCAGCTCTCTTACCGAGCTTGTTCACCCGCGGCGTCATCTTTTTCAGTTGCACCAGCGTGGTCTTGGTAACGCGCTTCGTTTTTGCCATGACTTCCTCCTTGGAACGGAATCTATTGCGATGGACTGGAAACAGAAATGGCTCAGGCCATCTCTGGTCCTGAGCCATTGCTTGTTCCCGTAGAGGGGGGCATGCGTCTCGGTAATTCTTTTTACATGTATTCCGAATCGAAGTACGTGTCAAGCCTAACTTATGCGGCAAAATGAACCATAAAAAATTCCTTTGATCACGTCATTCACAAAGTCCATATTTGCTTTCACACGCTGGGCGCGCAATTCCGTTAAAAATGTTGAACTGTCTGCCGCCACGATCTGTACGCGCCCATTCCACCACTTCATCCACATAGTTGTGGATCGTGAATTTTCCGCGTGCATCTATGCGTGGCAGGATGCCTGGAACGCAGGGAGCAAAGAACGTGAAACCTGTACGCTGTTCCCAACTTCTGATCTTGTCAATCATCTCCGGAAATCGGTCGGCCCAAAGACGCATATCCTCCTTGCCGCTGTTAATGCAAGGGGCACATCCGACGCGACCAAAACCAAGGGAATAAAGCGGATTGATGAGTTCGCCCGCTGCAAGCACATCGTCAAAGCACTGTTGCTTCGCCATTGCCGCAATAGGATGATTCACATAGCAATCAAAGTAATCATCCCACTCGCGCAATGGCGTGTCTTTGCGTGCTTCTGATTCTTCACGTCTCAAGCCCGTGTATCGTTCATAATCATCTTGAACGTTGTCGCGCACCCAACGCCGCTGAGGAACTAACTTCAACTTTTCAGTACAGAATTGCGCTTTGCGCGATGGAGTGCGCTTCTTAATCTCAATCATGGTCGGAAAGTCGAGCGGCGCATTCCCATCGAATCCTCGATGCTCTGCAAAGCCATCGGTCTCCCACATATCGCGCACAAGATTATCAACCGTAACCACTGGAAATACTTCACGACTATATTGCGCAATGAAAGCTGTGGTCAGCGGATGCTCATTGCCACCAGCGGGGGAGTTCAACAGGATGATATCTTCAGCAGCAAAACGCTCACGTACCCAAAGAGCTGTGCGTTGCGAATCGATTCCCCCGGAAAAGCCAACAATATGTTTCATTGTTGGTCTCCGTCTCCCAAGCGTTTCTGCCGGATTGGCACCAGCTTTTCCAGCATGGCGCTAGGCGATGGAAACAAATCGTCCAAGTCATCTTCACTGCCAAAAACTTCACTTGATTCAGATGATTCTTCTGATTTTTCTGCCGAGCTTCCAAACACCGCTTTACCGATGAAGGTTGGCCCCTTCGGAGACGGGAGCGCACCCACCATAATGTCGACTGCCGTGCGATCTTTTTCGCCGCTTGGCATTTTGGCAAATTCAATTCTCTTTTTCATCAAGCTTGGATGCGCGGTCAAAGCCAGAATTCTTGATGTATTGCCAAAAGAAAGCGTAATCGCATTCATGATTGCGCCGCACAAAGTTCGTCCATCCAGGTTGGCAGAAAGCGCAATCGCTTCCCATGGAACGCAGCGCCGATCCGTTTCCGGCATGGCATCGTACTTTTTCAAAAATGCTGCAATCACTTCGTCATGAACACAAAAGCGCATGGCGTCGAGTACCGAGCGCAATCCACCTTCTGCATGTTTGAACATCGAACTGAGCGCCGGCACCTTCGCTAGTTGTTCAGGCTTCACTTTCAGGCGTTTCAACGCTTCCGCTGTTCTCGTCATCCTTGTTTCCAGTTTTGGCACTGGTAGATTCAAGGAATTCTCTTTCGCGCGGGCCGACGTACTCTTTAATCGTGAGCCATTCTTCCGTGGTTTCGTCGCTTGCTCCATGCTGCTCACGGAGGATGTCTTCTTCGGTGGGGACGCGAGAGTAAACAGCTTCACGGACTTCTTTTCGTTCGGGCCACTGCTTGGCGAATTGTTTTTCTTGTGTGTCATGGATGCCAGTCAAAGCTCCTGCAATCTGTTCAAACGCTGTGACAAGTCGCTCTTCTTGTTCTTCAGTCATTGAATCTTCTCCTGAGGAACTTCGCCATAGCTCGGAAAAATATTGCCATCCACAATAGGCAAATCGATCGGATCAAGATCATCGAACGGCAATTCCGGCATCAGCCGCTGCGCCAGTTGGTAGGGCGTTTCCAAGGTTGGGTTCTTGCAGTTCTTGTGTTCTGTCTGATCCACCCACCACGGCCCTACCTTCACATGGCGATATTTGTGCGTCTTCAGAATCCGCTTGTGGCAGAGTCTGCAAGTGCGATGATGAACTTCTTCAAGGTTGAAGAGCCCGATCAATCTTTCAAACCAGGTTTGCTTTTTCTCTTTCATCCCACAAACCTACTTTTTTTCTGATGCAGGGAGTGCTGGCTTGACAGTAGGAGTGGGCTGCTTCGGTTGATCCGCTTCCACAATAAACGTCGTTGGATTGATGTGGAAGCCGGAATGCTCTGCGGCAAATTCCGAAAGCACCGCTTGTTCCTCTTGACTTGCATCCTGCCATTGTTTCTGCGCACTCTGTTTTGTTTGCTGACAGCTTTGCAACGCAATCCGAACAGTAGTGCTCAATTGCGGCACAGGTTTTGAATCAGGCACTGGTGCAGGCGGCTGTTGTGCAAAAGCCGCCAGCAACATGATTCCAAGAAACACCAAAATCACAAGAATCTTTTTCATTGCTTTTCCTGTTCATCCTCGTTATTCCAAACTGTCTGCGGCATTCTTTCTTGCATAGCGCCGCTTCTTGATTACTTCATGACCACTTTCATCCTTGCTCAGCGTCGGCACTTCTTGGCCGCTGCGCTCCCGCACAAGATTCAAACGCGGCTCCAGCGCAATCACAATCTCCGCATCCACGGTCTTCTCTGTGATCTGAGCACCTGACAAGTCTTGATTGGCAGGGCGATTTACAGCAATGTCCTGCTTGATCTCAACAATGTCCACCCCGTGCAGATTCAAATGCACATGCACGTTCCCGTCGTAGCCCGCTTGGTAACTGTCCGTCTCCCGCAAATTGCAATCAGCCCGGAGCTTTGCTTCCACCTGATCCAAAATGTCGTTGATGATCTCTTCGCCCGTCAGCCCTTCCACATATTCCGTTGTCTCCACCTTATCCTCCACCGTTTCTAGATTTCACTTTTTCCAGATACCAAATCTCTGTCAACCGCAGCAACCCAATAAAATGCGAATTCGCATCTATGTTCGTTTGCCAAGCCAGATCGCCACTCTTGGTTCTATACGTCACAACTACTTCCAATGGCTCATCGTTACCGAAATCTTCCAGACAGTCAATCAGCACTTGACTCGGCGAACGCTTTGTATCACTTTGCTCGTCCACTTACATCTCCTCGTCATGACTGTATTTTGCCTTCAACGCCAGAAACTTTCTCAGTGTGTTCTGAATCGGGGAAACCTTGCCCTTCTCAATCAGCTGTACCTCGCGCCGACTCATCCCTAAAACCTCAGCCAGTCTCACCTGCGTGAACAGATGATCCTTGCGAAATGCCCGCCACTCCTGGCTGCGCACTTCCCGCTCTTTCAACTCCTCGTCAGTGACCGCTGGCTTTGGCATAATTCTCTCCGTCTTTGCGCACAACTTACGCCTAACTCAATTTCCTGTCTATGCTAATTTTTCATTGCGCTACGATTGCGCTTCTCATCGATCTATAGCGAATTTAGCCAAATTATCCTCTATCCCTATAACCGCAATAATTTCGATATAAATTGCGCCTGAATTGCGCACGGCTCAACCCATTTCAAATTTTCTATGTTTTATCTTTGCGCTTAAATTGCGCTTCGACTTTTTCCCTGCTGTGGGTTTCTATGGACGAGTAAGGCGTCGACGACGACGCGCACCCCCCCTCCCCCGGACAACTCCCGGACCGCTGCGAGACAAGCCGAGCCGCATCCCGGGCCGGACATACGTTGACCATGCATCCGGCGCCCCCCAGCGCTGCTAAATCTACAGATTTAGCTGCAGCATCCCCATTTACAGCGTTTTTAGGGGGGACTACAGGACTTTGGACAGCTTGCCCATGCCCGACCATCACCGCGCCCAACGTGCACCATGCGCACCTGGCAACAGCCCCGCGCGCCTCACAATGCAACAATTGCGCCCGATTCCCCATTTTGATAGGTGACCGAAAAACAATCCTGATCCTTGAAGGCTTCACTTTCTGCGAATCATCCGCGCACTATCACCATGGTGCAGTTACAGCCCTCTTGTTTCCGCCCGGGGGCGCATCGCACTAGACTAGCCTCACCACAGTGCAGACTGCGCAGAATATCGGGATGGATGTGTTTCATTTTTCATCACATCGGCGGTTAGCGCAGCAGTGCGTACAACTCACCACGATGCAATATATATCGTGCACCACAGTGCAACGTGCCGTTATCCTATATACAACGGCGTCCAGTTTGATCAGATAGGGCATGCACCACAGTTACAAATTTCACACCACAGTACATTTTTTTGTTGCACTATGGTGTGAAAGTAGGATAGAGTGATTAAGTAAGGTCATTCAAGCCTTACACACAGAGGGGGTCTAATGAGTATTGAGAACGGTTTGTGTGGATACGTTGCGTTTTATCAAGGTAAGCGGATAGAAGTCTATGCGCCTTCCTTGTATGCAGCACAGAACAAGGTAGCGGAACAGTTGAAAGTCCCTGCCAAGAAACAGCATTTAATCTCTGTTACGCTTTGCGAACATGAAGACGGTTCAGAAGTCATTCACACGGCAACCTTTTAACACGGGTTTTTCCCGTCTATCGGGTAATCGGTCCCGATACTGAATGAGCGCGGCCAGCGGCCAAAGCGCGAAACGGGAACATAGTTCCGAGAATCAGAGGATTCAGAATGAACACTTTTGCACATAATTTTAATATCGGCGCTGCAATCAATCCCGGCGTACTTCTTCGCCAGCAAACTCCACTTACCTTGGACGCGTTGCGCCACTTTGCGCCTAGCGCTTTCGCCACAGAGGCGCATGAATCCCGTTCTGCCCGGTATACCTATATTCCTACCTCCGAGATTATCGCCGGGCTTATGAAAGAAGGCTTTCAGCCTTTCAAGGCCACTCAAAGCCGCTGCAGGATTGCAGGCAAGGAAGATTTTACAAAGCATCTGATTCGTTTTCGTCACCCCGATTCTTTTAACGCAATTCAGCGTGTTGGCGATTCCGTTCCTGAAGTGGTTTTAGTCAATTCGCACGATGGCACAAGCGCTTACAAGCTTTCTGCCGGCTTGTTCCGGCTGGTTTGCTCAAACGGGCTTATGGTCTCTGATTCAACCGTTCAGATGCTTTCCGTACAACACAAGGGCGATATCGTGCACGATGTGATTGAGGGATCTTTCCAGATCGTTCAGCAGTCGGAAAAGTCTCTTGCGCGCGCCGATGAGTGGAATCAGCTCCAGTTAACAGCGGGCGAACAAGGCGCATTCGCCGATGCTGCCCGCCAGCTCCGTTTCGCGGATGCGGAAGGCGAAATTAAGACGCCGATTACCGCCGAGCAACTTTTGCGCCCGCGCCGTGAAGCCGATGCAGCGGCCGCTATTGACTGGCGTCGACCCACGAACCCAAAGCCGGATCTTTGGCACACTCTGAATGTGGTGCAGGAAAATGTGATTCGCGGCGGGCTGCACGGTTTTGCTCAAGGCGTTGACGCACAGACAGGGCGCAAGACTGCCCGCCGCGTCACTACGCGCGAAGTAAAGGGCATTGATCAAGACGTAAAGCTGAATCGGGCTTTGTGGATGCTGGCGGAACGTATGGCAGAACTCAAGGGCCAGACCGTAGCGGCGTAACTTCCGCATCGGGGGCGGGCGCAATGCCCGCCCATTCCTTCAGCCACAAAACCGAAAGGATGCGCCCATGTTCAGGATTGAATTTCATCTAAGTTATCAGGACCAAGTCTGTTTTGATGTTTTCGGGCACGATACTATACGCCAGATTGAAACCTATTCCGCGCCTAAGCATACGCTTGATTACATGCGTTCAACGTTCAACCACAACGGCGACGATACAGCTTTCGAGCGCAACATTTTGAGCCGTCAAGGCGGCGCCGTAATTTGTTCTGTGCATGGTGACCGGGACCGCTACCCTTATCGCTGGACGCCGGAAGCCTACGCACTATTCGTGGGCGAGCGCTACCGCATGCACGCCGATTACATGGTAGAGCATGCCAAGAGGGCCAAAAAATACGGGGCAGACTGGCCAGACGCGGAACCGATGCGCCCAATCCCGCGCCCCATCTACTTTGATAGGGATTTAAACCGCTATCAGCTTGAGCCGTGGTTTAACTCGGCGGTTCGCGCCAGCATGAAAAACGCGGCCATCCTCACCGAGCGTATGCGTGCCTATGATGCGATACGCGGGGCGCGTGTTGGAGATTGGATCGATACTCCCGCAGGCCAATTCAGGATTGCACACGACTGGGGGGAATCTGTTCAACCTACCATGTACACGGCAGAAGAGAATCAAGGCTTTTACCTTGGCAGTGCTATTTCCTACAGTGGCAGTCTAGGCAACTCAATCCCGCTTGCACAGCTCCAGCCCACGGAAGAAACGCGCCCGGCCCTCGTTTGGTTTTTCAGCGAAGACGAGGTGCGCGCCCATAACGGCGTGTATTTGCGGGCAGACTTCCGCGTCTTCCGGCTGGCATAACCCACAGCCTATTTGATAGCGTGACCAACTTTTAACCGGCGCATGGCGCCAAGACCCGGAGCAAAAAAATGTACACAACTTTCGAAGATGAACGCGCGGTATACGTCCACCCAAACGGTGAGGCGTTAGTAACGGCAACGATCAACGGAAAGCGCTCATATGTTGCCGCAACAAAAGACGGATTCCGCACCGATTACCCGATTGATTACGGTACCGGGCAAGTGGGCTGGGATAATCCGGAGTGGTTCACGGAAGGATTCAAGAGCAAGGCCCGCAAGGCCATTCTTGCCGGAAAGGGGCTTTAGGTGGAATACAGAATGAACGTCCAATGCAGAGACCGTATCAGCGGGCGAACGGGCTGTTTCATCGCAGATACAAACCATGAGGCACTATCGCCTGTTTTTAACGATCTATCAGGGCTGTACCCGTGGATGCACGAAAACGGATGGAAGTCTGAAGAACGTTACGGGAACGAGTTCACACCGTGGCGAGTGGTCAGAACAAGAAACTAACCTTGTGCCTGTCCGTGGGCATGGTACGCGGGCAGAACAGGAAAACATGCCTATATACCGTGTCAAAGTCACCTGTGAAGCGTGGGTTAGCGCTTTCGTCGAAGTCAACGCGCCAAACGAAACGAGCGCCAACAAACTAGCACCGGCACAGGCTCAAGAAAATGCGGGCGAAATGCAATGGAGCTATGACGGATTAGTCGACGGATCTGAATTTACCGCATTGCCCGAGTAAGAACAGTTGCCCACCCATGGGCCGGTACGTGGGCAAAGGAAGGAAACATGCTGAACACTGAAACCAACACTCCCGCAATAGAGGCGCGCATTTTGAAAGCCGCAAACGGAAAGCTAGTCAATCCAGCCCGCCGTTACACGGAATTTCGCGCCTTCTTCGAGCATGGCCAATGGTGGATAGAACATTTGCCGAGTGGCGCACAGTGGTCTGTCTGCGATGCGTCTGGCCCCAGCTGCCCCGATGGATTCGACTTCGAGCAAGTCACACGGGGCGATGAAGATTAGGCGCAAAGTCTAGATTCTGGACTTTTGATAGTGTGACCAAAATTTTGAACCTGGCCGGGTACCCGGTCGGACTGAGGAGTACATTTCAACCGGCGCATAGCGCCAAGAGTGGAGCAAAAAGCAATGCCCGAACAAGATGATTTTTTTGGCGAAGTAATTTCCAGCTATACGCGTGCGGAAGCAATCAAGGATGGTGTTTTGGTGGATCTTTCGGACTCGTCTTGTAATTTCCGCCCTGGACTGAACATCCTGCAAGAAGCAGGAATCAAATTTCCCGTTGCCATGACGCGCGCTGCTTTTGATCGTACCGTACAAAAGCTGGGCGAGCCCTTGCCGCCTGCCCAAGACGTAAGCGGGCGGCTGTGGGACGTGCTGACTATGCTTAAATACGCCATCCGCACCAGCGCGGGCGGTGACCTGCTTTTCTTTACCGTGCGCGTCTGGAATTGGGTTTATATCAAAGGTGACCGCACGAATCGCTTTAAACATGAAGACGTTCGTCTGAAGGCTGTTTGCGGCCCCGGCGACAACGCAGAGCCCGTGATTACGATCATGCTCCCGGATGAGGATTAGGCCATGGGAGGCAATCGCAAATACGGCTTCAGGCGTGGTGCTCACCACGTAAAAAACTGGTGGGAGGTTCCATTTTTCTGTGACGGTTGCCAGAAAACGCACGGGCCGAAAGTCGAGCGCAACAAACTGTTAGACGGTCGCGTTCTTTGCAATCGTCAGTATTACAAGGAACTAGACAAGCAACAGGCTAATGCGCAGAAACGCGCCGTACAGGAAAGGTGATTCTATGTCTTGCTTTGTCGTTTCGGACGCACACATTCACGCGCTCATTGCAACGGCTATTCATGGCCCAAAGGACGCACAGGAACACGTCCGCCGTGGTTTGTGGCATGTATGGTTCAGACCTGAACGGAAACATGCGGCTTTGGAATGCGCCGATAAAATCGGCCAGATGCTTTTAGGCGAGAATCTGAAAAGTTACGGCGTCCACTATCCGAGCGAAGCAGATCCCGAAGGCGATGCAGCGCGCGCGGCCGCCTATCGCTTTCCTGTATCCGTGGAACCGCTCATGCGCGTGCAGACGTTGAAGGCTATTTTCTGCCTGGAGTATCAGTCAGATGCCTGTGAGAACTGGAAGGCATCGGACGCAGCACATTTCCTGCAACAGTTGCGTCTGCAAACCATTCAATCTTTGCCCGGCTATGAAGAAGCAGTTTACGAAATAAACTAACTTCTCTTTTGATAGCGTGACCAACATTTCAACCCACACCCGGCTCAGCCGGAGAACTGAGGACGTAATGAGATTCAGGCTCGAAATTGAACTTGACAACGACGCCATGCAAACCGGAACCGATGTAATCAAGGCTCTGCGGGAAAGCCTCAAGGATGAAGAAAAGTTGAAATTGGATGATGGAACGGCGGGCAGTCTTTGGGACCGAAATGGAAACACCGTTGGTAAATGGGAAGTCAACGAAAGACGGAGTCTTTCCGAGATCTTTGCCGCAATCCCCGTTACCACCAGCAACCCCGCTTTGCAGGGCTATTGCATCAGCGAGAACGAACAAGCACCGCTGAGCCCGAAGGACCGCACCACGCTTGCCGCAATCCCCGCCGCTATGCCTGTCGGCATTCTTAGCCCCGAAGCACCGCACCCGTTCAACGATAAGGATATCGTGGGTTTCTGCTCCGTTTGTGGCATGAGAAAGCATCATCCCGATGCGAATTATATCGAGTAACCGGCAACTGGTAAGCATTCCTTACCAGTTCAACTACAACCTTTAACCGCCGCACAGCGGCAGAATTGAGCGTACATCATGGCACAGGAACCAGAACAGACAATTTCCCTTCCGGCACTCAACAACGAACAAGGCGCGGCACAGCTTCAACTCACCACAAACAAGTACAGCAATGGTCAGATGGTTTCATCTGCGCACATTTATTTTGTCAGGGATGGACTCATTACATTTGAAGTTTTTGGCGACTTCCGCAAAGTCCTGTTACGCACCACAGCCCGCGCCACACAAAAAGCGCTCGACCTTCAGCACTCCAGCGTTTTTACTCCCGATGCTATCGAAGCCCTCAAGTCAGAAGCCATCGTCTTCTATGCTGCCAAGAAAAAATCGGCGGCTTAGTTCAAAATCAGGAGTCTAGTCGCCTATTTGATAGGTGACCAAAAAACAATTCCTAACCGGCGCACAGCGCCAAGAAAGCAGAGTCTCACCATGGCAACCATGACTATGACCGCCGCAATGCCCGACGCCTCCAAGCTCATCAACCGTTTCCGCACATGGGCCGATGCCCTGCAAAACCAGATTGATCACTTGGGCCGTCCCATGACAGAGAACCCGACGCCAAAGAGAAACAAACAGTATCAGATGCGTATGCACGATTGCCGCAACCTGGAGCGCACACAAAAGGCATTGCGCGCCCTGGCCGATGCCCACGAACGCGGAACCGTTCCCACCGAGTTGGCCGAACTCAAAAAGAAAGACGAAATACGCCTGCTGGTGCGCAAGTCTATTTCTGGTGAGGGTGGTTATTACTCCTGCATTGAGTCAAAAGACTACGCCGAGACCTCGCCCGTTGCCCGCTTGCTGCAATCCATGATTGAGGGCAATTCCGCCGAGCGCACCGAGCGGGAGCGCTTGCGCAAAATCGGCGAGCTAGAGGCCGAAATCAAACTCTCCAGTATTCCCGGATACTTCCCCACACAAGCCCCTGTGATTGAAATCATGCTGCGCCGTGCGCGCATTGAGCCCGGCATGAAGGTACTAGAGCCTGAAGCCGGAAGCGGGCACATTGCCGACGACGTGCGTGCGGCGGTTCCTGGCGTCATCCTGGAAGTGATTGAGCCGGTGTACAAGCTGCGCGAACTCCTGCGCCTGAAGGGGTACAAGCTGGTGGGCGATGACTTCCTGCAGTTATCGTGCGCCGATCTGGGCCAGTATGACCGCATTGTGATGAATCCGCCTTTTGAACGGCAGCAGGATCTTGAACACATCCGCCATGCCTACAAGTTTCTTGCCCCGCGCGGCGTGCTGGTCTCTGTTCTCAGTCCCAGTTTTGAATTCCGCAGTGACCGCAAGAGCACCGAGTTTCGCGCTTGGCTCGACGAGGTAAACGCCACGTGGGAAAACCTGCCCGATGGTGCTTTCAAGGCTAGCGGTACCGGCGTCAGCACGCGGCTGCTGCTGATTGAGCGCAGCTAGACAAGCACTCCCACGCCCACGGTCCCCTTTTGATAGGGGACCAAAATTTCAAACGAGAAAACTTTGAGGGATAGACCCATGAGCTACACACAGGCCATGAAGTGGCAACGCACCCACCGCAAGGGAACCCGGCAGCCGGTGATCATGTCGACCGGCTCCGGATTCTGGCCTGCGTATGGCTGGCTGAAAAACGATTTTTGGCCTTATCTTGAACGGTGCAAGGCGGCTGGTATCGAACCGATGGAATGCCAAGCCTATTACAACGCAGGTTTGAGAGGTGGTGCGGGTGACCCGCGCTTGACCGACGCAGAACAGACAGAGGAGTAACCACAATGCCACGCAAACACAATGCCGAACCGGGCGCGCTCATGCACGCATCCACTGAAGAAGTTCTCTGGATCTACAGCATGGGGAAGCGCTTTCAGGTTCGCGCCATCACCACCAGCGATGAACAGTCGAACGCTTTCATGAACTCGCATAGGGATACGGCCCTTATCGCCTGTTATGGACCGTTTCAGATCATCGCCAACGTGTACCAAGGTGTCCGGGAATAAGCCCGAACACCTTAGAAAACGGACTGCAACTCCCAGCCGGTGCCCAGCACCAGAAAGGTTTTTCTCCATGGCTCTTCTGGCCACACTTCCCGCCCCATTCAGTGAACTGGAGCCGTCCCGCCATCCTGGACGCCCGCCGCTCAGCCCGGAAGAACGCGAAGCACGCCGGCAAGCGCGCAATCAAGCTCGCCGTGACCAGCGCCGCGCCGTCCGCGAAGCCAAAACCCCACCAGTGCCCGTGGAACCCGCGCCCCTTCCTCTACCAGCTCCACCGCCCCCGCCTACGCCTGCCAGCGTTGCGCCTACGCCCCGCGTCTATTTCTCCCTCGGCCAGCGCGCCCGCGCCCTGCTCGGCTTTGGTGTAGGCGCATTCGTTCCCTTGGCAAGCTATACCGTCGTGCACGTGGAAGTCGATCAACGGCCTGGCATGTGGTTTCTGGTGGCCGGTGGTCTTGTTTATTCGTCCATCAGCGTCTATATGTGGGCCGTCAAAATGTTTCATTGGAAGCTGCGCGCCCTCGGCTTTGTCGCACTGCTGGAATGCACGCTCACATTTTGTGAAATTCGCTGGCTCAGTCTTGCCGGACTCGTCATTTTGATGCTGTTGAATGCTCTCAATGCGGCCGTTGCCCTGCAACAGTCTGAACCACCGACGATTCCCAAAAGCGCCGACTAGCAGGCGCATAGTCCAGATTCTGGACAGGCATCTCTGAATTTAATGCACCACAGTGCGGCTATGACTTGACACTGCGGTAAAGAAAGAAGAAAGTTCTAAAAGGGTCTATTTGATAGAGGACCAAAATTCTAACCGGCAGAACACGCCATAGCCGGAGCACAGCTCCAAGAATCGGAGAATGTTTTGGAAAACCATCGCAATTACCGACAGCAAGTGTTCGCCAGCATTCCGCCGTTTCTGGCAATCGTTGCTTTGGTGTATGTGGGAAACATTCTTTATTGGTCTTACCGTCAACGTCGAAAATTAGAACGGGAAAAAGCGGAATTGTTGCGGACTTCGATCAAGCTGCGCAAGCAAGCTGAATGCGATCATCTAACCGACCTGTGGAATCGCCGCATCATTGTTGAGCGTCTACAGCAAGAGGTAGAACGGTCTTACCGTGACAATACGCCGCTCAGTGTAATTATGGTGGATCTCGATCACTTCAAGCGGGTCAACGATACCTTTGGCCATCCCGCTGGTGATCAGGTACTGCGGCAGGTAGGCGCAATCTTTAAAAATTCTCTGCGCTCCTACGATGGCGCAGGCAGGTATGGCGGAGAAGAATTTCTTTTGATTCTTCCTGGCGTCAATCTGCTGAATGCGGTTGCGCGTGCGGAACAGTTGCGTCAATCGATCGAGTCGGCCCGCTTTCGATATAACGGCACTTCCATTGCCATGACCGCCAGTTTTGGCGTCGTTTCTGATTTTCCTACTGATCCAGCAGAATTGATCCACGCTGTGGATGCCGCGCTTTATCAAGCCAAAAACAGCGGACGCAACTGCATCATGACGATCAAGCAGAAATCATCTTCTTTTGATCTTCCGCAGGATTCTATCTCTCTTTGATAGAGGACCAAAAATTTAAACCCATTTTCCATTGAAAAGGAAGAACGCTATGAGCGTCGAAAAAATTACCAAAGTTGTTAACCGTTGCGTCTGTGAATTGCCCGACTGTATTGGAAAAGGCCGACCGTGGGACTCCAAGGATGAGAAAATTCCCAAGCGTTGCTCTTGGTGCAAGCGCACCGGCTGGAATGGTCAAGACCGCCGCCGCAAAGATGGACAATACGAATGGGTGCGCGTGCGGCAGTGCTCCACCTGCGGCGGTACCCAATGGATTCAGAACGCCGAGGGCATTGAAGTCTGTGCGCATTGCTCCGCTGCTGCCCTCCAGCCTTCGCCCGCCGCCGCACCGGCAAAGAAGACCGCAGCTGCTCACACTCCTGGCTGTAAATGCACGCTCTGTCAAATCAAGCGCGCCAAAAAGTCCAAACCCGCAGTCGTCAAGCTGCCCAAACCACGCAAGGTCAAGAGGATTGAAGAATGAACATGAAACCGATTCTTCGCATGCTTTCGACCGAGGATTTTCTAAAGATGCTCACCGCCTGCCAGAACGCACGGGAGCGCTTCTACCTGCAGCTCGGCCGCAATGACCCGGATTTTGAGTACCACATCGATCTGCCGACAGAAGATGGAAAAGGATTGATCGAACCACTCGTCGATATGCCTGCATGGCTCGACGATGAAACGAGGTTTCCCAATGGCTGAAAATCCGCAAGGCGTTCGTATTTCGGTATCAAAGTACAAGAATCTTGCCGGTGACCTCGCCGAGAATCTTTCCGGCCAGAACCCGGTTTTCTACGGACTTTATCGCAATGGGGAAGGCTGCTGCCTGGAAGAAGAAAAACTTTATGCCTACGAGCCTCAGCATGATTATCGCTCCGGCGCAATTGTGATGAGGGATGGAACACGCATGGCCATCTCTCAGGCCAAGGCACGTCAAGCTGGATGGAATGACCTGGCCGAAAAAATGGCGTTGAAAGGGATTCAATGATCAAGGCTTTTGTCTATCTCCGCGTCAGCGGCAAAGGGCAGATTGAAGGCGACGGCTTCGACCGTCAACTGCTCGCCTGCGAACAATACGCAGCCAGCAATGAAATTGAAATTGTTGAAGTCTTTCGGGAAGAAGGCATCTCCGGCACCAAAGAACTCGATGACCGGCCGGCGCTTTCCGAGCTTTTTGCCGCACTGGAAGAGAACGGCATCAAAACCGTGATTGTCGAAAAGTTGGATCGTGTGGCCCGCGATCTGATGGTGCAAGAAACCATCCTTGCCGACATGCAAAAACACGGCTACACCCTTCTATCCACAGCCGAGCCGGATCTATGCTCACAAGACCCCAGCCGTGTTTTAATGCGGCAAATCTTTGGTGCCCTGGCTCAATGGGAACGGGCCATGATCGTGATGAAGCTGCGTGGCGCGCGCCAGCGTAAAAAGGCGAGGGGTGAGCGCGGAGATGGGCGCCATGCCTTCGGCGAAAAGCCCGGCGAAGAGCAGATCCTCACCAGGATTCATGCCCTCGGCCTTCAAGGAGAAAGCACGCAATCCATCGCACAGATACTGAACAAAGAAGGCATTCCTACCAGGATGGGAAGGGCTTGGAACCGCGGAACGATCGCCAAGATCCTGGCACGGAAACAAAAGTCCACATAA